CTATTCAATACTTCCCCATAAATCACCCACGCTATGATTGGGTGGTGCTGCACCATTCCATGTGCGTATAGGTAAGTAATATCTCTGTCCTTGCCAGTCATAACCTATCCACACGTGACCATCTTGTAACATCACTTCATCATAATCACAATAGCCACCTGCTTGGAATTGATAACCTATTGGGCAAGTTGTAAACGGTCCTTGTAGTCTTACAGTAATAGATTGGTTACCGTTGATAAAACGCGCTTTCTCTGCCATATAATACGTGCCATAACTATTACGTTTCCAAGCACTCGCAATAGGTTTTACCGTGTTACTAGATGCAGATGATTTGTTAGATACAGTCGCAACTGGAATATCGCCATTCATAAAAGCGCGAATCTGTTTGATGAAGTAGTCTTTTACTTTCAAAATAGCATTATCTGTAATCTTATCTTCTCGGGTGTTAATTCCTGCATGTAAAAGAAACGATCTGTGTGGACATTCTGTATTCTTAAATTCATGATGTAATCTTATCGTGTTTCGATTAGCTGGTAACCCCCATTTTTTTAGAAGTCTTGCGCACTCTTGGAATGTTGCCTGTTCGTTTTTAAGGAATGTCGCATTATCAGCTCCCATAGATTGGCATACTTCGATACCGTAATAATCCTTGTTACCCGTTTGATTAGCTGTGTGCCAACCTACTTGTGATTCGTCTAGCGCTTGCCATACAGTATTACCACTCACATAACTGTGGGCAATCCCTGCTTCTAAACGTGATAATGGCGCTTTTACTAACCCGTTACGATAAGATTCAGCTGTCGCATATTTACTTCCTGCATCATTATGAATAACAATTCCTTTAGGTTTATAACCACGTTGAGGTAGCTTATACCCCTGCACTACATCTTTTACAATTTCTAGTTTAATTGGTTTTGCTTTTTGCTTAACTGTCGATTTTTTATTCCCAACCGTTGCAGATTGCGAAGATTTAACAGTTACGTCTGCTTGTTTGAAATTAGGGCGAATAAACCACATTGGGAAGTCGTAACCATGTGTACGTCTTGTCGCTTTTTCCCAACCTGTACCACCTTGTTCAGGTCCATTAGTCCAACCGCCACCTAACCAGTTTTGTTCAATGACTGTAATGTTGTTAATATCTGCACTAATAACCCACGCAACGTGGCCATATCCGCCACCATATTTATTATTAAATACTACCATGTCACCAGGCTCTGCAATGAATTCAGGTGTATTTTGAATAACAGTTGCTTTACCAGTGAAGTTATTAACAAACGGAATTTCTTTGGCACCAACACCACTTAAATTATAACCATAGAGCTGTTGCCACCCTGCATTGGCATAGTCAAAACATTGAAATCCATACCACCCGTCCATATCATATTGCTTGCCCTCAGATTGCTTCAACCAATTTATAAATTCTTGCTTAGTGAGTTTCGCTGTCATGGTGTTCAACCTCACTTTCATATTCGTTTACATCATACTTAACGTTATCGCTATCATCTGTAAATGGCATTGAAGTATCGAATGTAACAAGCTCTTTTTCTGATTTATCTGGTGTTATATCTGTATTAACTCCTTGCCATTCCACAAATTCATCAGGATTGGTACTGTCACGTGGTTGTTGATATGTTTGTGCGATTCCTGAATCAGATACCCCTTTAGACGTTGGATCAGTAATAATGCCAAGTCCTGCAAGTAATGTTAAAACAGCACCTATAACGCCACTAACCTGTTCTAGTTGCGCTGATAAGTCAAACCCGAATAACTCTGTGACTTGTTTTACAAACAATAAAACGGCACCGACTAAACCAGTCAGTATCGCCTTGTTTTGAAACCGTAATTTCCAATTTATTTTCATGGGTTTAGCCCTCCTAATTTAAATTAAAAAGGCCACCACATAAGTGATGACCTAATAAGTTAATTATTTACATTTACCAAACCAGAAACATGCCCAAAAACTGTATCCAAACAACATGGCGCTCACCTCCTTAAATCCCAAAGAGCGTACGTAAAACTGCGATGATGATGGTACTGGCAATTGTGCCAATTACACCAAGCATCCACATTTTGAGATCTTTAATATTTTTGGCATTTTCTTTTTTGTTCTGTTCCTCTTTTAATCTATCTTGTTTTAACTCTTCGAAAGTTCGATCGAGTTTGTCATAGACTTTTTCTTGCGTTCTTAGACTATGTTCAATGTTATCTAACTTTTTAAACATATCTTTATCATTTTCTTCTAAACGTATGATTCTCCATTCATGCTCTCGTCGTTTGATAAAACCAAACATTACGTCACCTACTTTTCGTTAGAGATCTAACGAATCAGTTTCTTCTATTGTAAATGTGTCTAATGACTTAACTTTGCCTTCGGCATCAAAAATTGTATTGTTCGTTTGCGCCTCTACCGCATAAACTTTAAAGTTAGAATTAAACCCTTCATTTAACATATTTTGAATATTAGCCATTTTTAAAGCCGTTATTTTATCCTCAAATTTATAAGCACTTGACACATCACTGACAGTGGTAAATGCATTTGTACTCCACATTTTCGCTAATGGATTGGCATACAACTTGCCCTCCACTTCATTCACTTCTAATAAATAATAAAAACTTTGATTCTCTTTAAAATTTTGTAACACTTCAATCCACTCCTTAAAATCCGTATTAAAATAACCCAATGGTTACTCACCACTGGGCTGTTGACTTTCTTTCAATCGTTTAATTTCATCTTCTAATTCTTCAACATATTTTTGATACTTCGCAATCGTTATTGATTTAGTTGAAATTTCTTGTGCTAACAATTGTTCTTCTCTGCTTACATTGACTTCCATAAGTTGCCTCCTACATTTTTGTTAAACTCAGTAAATTCGTATAAACTCTATTGGTACTTGCATTGTAAATATATACAGAATCACTAAATAAAAGTCCCCATCCACCGGTACCATTCGTAATTGCCATACTTTGTCGATTGTTATACGTTACTTTTTTCATAAATAATTGTTCATTGAGCCACTCAACACCATATAAGTTTTGTGTGTATATACCTGTAAGGATGGCATCGTTATAGCCAAGATAGAAATTCGGACGATTGCCACTTTCCCAATAAGGCTTTAGAGTGATCATGGGATTTGAACTATTATTCCTATTTCTTAAGTCCATTCCCCAACCTAATTGACCGGTTGTACCTCCAGCCGTAAACAAATGCTGTCCTGCAGAATGGCGAATTGCTCCATATGCTGGATAAATAGAAAATCCAGTATACGCTTCTCTGTTTGGGTCAGTTAAACCCGTACCATACGCAAACAAGTCGCCACCCATATGAAGCACATTACGCCCATCACTTGTATTTTGTTGAAATATATCTAAACGACTATTGCCGCTATTAAAAATAATACGTCCCTTAGTATAGAAGTTAACAGCACCACTTTCATATACATTCATAACATTCTTATCGATATCAAATATCAAACCACCATCATTAGAACGAATTTGACCACTTGTGATTTTATTGGCAACTAAGTCCTTAATCATTGTAATGCCGTTTTGAATCGAAACATCGCCATCATTGATGTTGATAAGATGAGAATTTAAACTAATGCCTTGTTTGTCTAGTATGATATCTGAAATTGTACCATTCTCATTATAGCTTGCAGATACACCATTTACAGCACTTGTAACAACTTGTGCAATTGTTTTATCAAGTAATTGTTTAGAAGAGTTGTATTCTTCTTTTGTCGCACGCTGCTCTATATCTTTACCGTTTTGATTAATACGCGTTTCATAAGTTGTCAAAACTTCATCTTGTTGGTGCTTAAGATTATCAGCATAATGCTTCGCTTTAAGTTCAGCATCTAGGATATCTGAATTTATATCTTCTGGGGCAGGCGTCCAATCTGTCGCCTTGTTCCCTTTTTCTAGTTTTAAATTACGTATTTCTACAAAATTAGATGTGCGCTGAGTCCCCAATCTCCCGTCTGGCGTATACAATCCTGAATATGATACAAATCTATGATCTGTTATCTCAGGAGCTATAAATGTTTTAGTGACTTTTATGTTATTCCCTACAACTCTTTCTAGTGTTTGATAGCTTAAAATAGTATCATCTCTATTTGAGGCACTATAAAAAATAATACCGTGCTGTCCAGAATATTGAACATCATCTTCAGAGAGCCTTGAAATCTCTAATTCATAAGAATACGTATATTCCTCTCCGGGCTCCAATACTTCTCTTAGATAATCAGCAGTATATAAAGTTGTTGCCCAGTAGTCTCCTGTAAAATTGTGCGTTGAAGTTATTGATGGATGAACACGCCTATTATTTGATGAATTATTATATGATTGTAATAAGTTAACACCACCAATTTTAATACTATCCAAACCTTTTTTATATTCGGATAGGGTCACTCTATCACTTATTAAATTTGATAGTTGTTTTCGTTCAGAGTCGGAAGCATTCAACCTTTCAACAATACCTTCTTTGTCAGCTTCATATTCTGCTTTCTTAAGTAACGTTGACATTTCTTCTTGTGTCTCTGTTTTCAAAGCATCTATCATATGCGCCACTGTTTCAGGAGGTCCGATAAAGCGCCCTTCTTCATCTTGTTGAATTCCAAATGTATCTGCTACTTGTTTCATAGCATTTGCAAATTTCTCATCTGTATACTGTCGTTGTAATGTTTTAAGTCGCGCATCAATTGCTACTTTTGCTGTTTGAACACTTTTATCTAGTGTAAGTAACTTCGCTCTATAGTCTTGAAATAGTGCTTGCGTATCGATTAAAAAACCAATCGTTGCCGTTGCTTCGTTGATACTATCTAATCGACTTTTAATATTGTTATATACACCTATTAAAGCATTCAAATTGTCATTGACGGTATTACGTAATTGATCGCTTATTAAATAAGGACTATCCGTAATTTCAGTAACCTGGCGATACAACTGTTGATGTTGTATGACTAAGTTTTCAAATGTAGATATTAAAGCACGGTACATCGACACTTCTCGACTTAAACCACCCATACTGTTACGTTCTTCTTCGTTAACGTTTATCCATTGACCATCAACACGTTTTTTCAAACCCCCTACACGTTCATTGGATATGTCATACCAATACATACCTTCAACAGGGTTTTCTGGTTCTGTTTGAGACTTAAATATCTTCTTCTCGACATATTGTAATTCGTCTGCGACAACTTGATTGACGATTGTACCAACATTATTAAAGTTATCTTCTAACTTTCGTTTAATGGATACCCATAAAAAACCAAACCGTTGTAATAAGTCGGATTCTTTAAACTCTTTAATACTTCCGACAACGTATTTTGTATTACTTGGATTAATAATGTTACGTTCCATTTCGATTACTTCAGCTTCAGCATATAAAGGTGGTTTAAATTCAACATCTTTAATACGCACTAAATCCCCAAAACGCACTTTTTCATGTGGATATAAATATTCAAGATCATATTGTTCGATTTCATAACTGACTGCGGCATTGATACGTTTGTTTAATGCCGTTTTAGCCAGTGTCGTTAAACGCTTTAACGTCATATTGTTATTTTCCGTCTCTGGGCTATACACATCCCAACGGTAACGGCCATCAGGTTCCCCCCAACGTTCTTGTGCATTATCATCAGTCACAAAAGTGGTGATGCGTTGTTTACCTTCTTCTGGGTCAGGACCAACCGCAAATAAAGCAGTTACAATTTCGGATTTGTCGACTGTTCTTTTCAAACTGATGAGATCTTTGCCACGTACAATCTCTTTACCATTAAATAAAGCGCCTTTAAGGCGTACATCAATGTATCGATTAACAACACTCGTATTACTAACTTCTATACGTGCTTCGAACTGTACGTTAAATGCAGTACAAATAATTTTTAATATGTCATAAGGACTATTGTAATCTGTCCACTTCACTGTAGCTGTACCTGCATATTCAACCGTACCGACATCAAACCTTGTGCCTTGTAAACAAAAATCCATCGCCTCTTTTAAGGTCACTTTTTCCAAACTTTGAGGTGCACACGGTTTTGATTTCTTTAGAAACTCAAAATATGATGCGTCTGCCTCAAAGTCGATGACCTCATCGTATTGTTCTGTGTGGTTAATCACAAACTCTCGGTACCCCTCGTCATAAGGTATCAGTATATAACTGTAAGCATCTTCTAAAATGTCTCCATATACATTCGTACAAGTACCGACAAAACGTTCTTCATCATTTTCAGCTTTACGAGAATGTATACCCTTATATAAATCACGTTCTGCAATCTCATCAACTTGTTTAAGCTCACCTTGTTCGGTGTATTTTAAAATTGGAATCATACTATAACCACCTATCTTGCCACTTCACAACCGTATCAAATGTGTTTTCTGGATGAATTATCACTTCTTGATGGGCTTTGTCGATACTAAAATATGTGCTTGCGATGTCTTTATAATTTTTGATAGGAACATTATTCACATATGCAACTTCAGCTTCTGTATCAATGTCTACAACATCGCCTTTTTTAATAAAGTAGTCATAACCCACTTCATCTAAAATTTCTATCACTTCAACCCGATTTAAATAAACTGGTAATACAGGGTAATCACTGTGACGCGCAATATAACATATCACTTGTCGAATGGGCCTCGCATATTGTTTTCCTTTGTCGTTGAAAGTACGATCAATATTGAGTCGGGAACGTTGTTGAAGTTTACCATTTTTATCTTTGTAGTATGACCACGTTCTAACGATGAACTTATTGTTGCGCCTTTGTAACAATAAATAGACTTCCATGTCGTTGTATGAGGCGCCTTTATCTCCTAGATAATTTACTAGCTCTTTCCGATTACCATATTCGTCGTATATTTGAATTACAGCTTTAGTACCTCCAATCGCAGTTGTATCATCAACAAGTCCTAAACTAGCGACAAGCTTTCCAGACTCATCCGCGAAATGAAAGAACCCTTTACCAATCCCTTTATTGTCTTTTTGGTAAATCTTTAAAGCGCATATCACTTTCCAGTTGTCCAAACTTTTACTTAATGACTTTCTGACAGCTGGACCATGCCATCCTTTATCGGTTGTGCCGTAATTATCTGCGATAAATGATACTTTAGATGGATTGGTCGTCATTAATCCTTCGATTAATCCTCCTGCATAATTATCCGCAATATTGCCACTCGTTGACATATGCGACCAACCTGACAATGAATTTAAATTATCTAATAAAATTCTAGGACGTTTATCTTTAATATTCGCCCCAGCTATGAAAGGTTCTCCAAATGCTAAATATTGTCTATCATCTGTACCTAAATGAAGATATGGGGAGTCTTTTAAAGCAGTGAGTGTGTAAGTCGGCTTTATATTAGCTGTACCGATATTCACTACACTTACTTGGTCTTGTATTGCAGTATTTTGACTACCTTGCACAGCATATTTATATGGATCAGTTAAAATGATTTTTATCGTAAATTCCGCACCTGTAAAGAATGTTTTAGGGATCTCAAAAGGTCCATCAATATAACCATTCCAATACCAATCCATATCGCTGAATTGAATCTTAACTTTCTCTTTATGGCTAAACAAATTAACTATTTCATTTAAAGCATCATCGTGATTCAATCTTTTAGTAACTTCTGTGTGAAGACTACTGTCTATAATCAGAGGCAATTCAAATTCATAGCCATTTAATTTTCTATTCTTAATAATACCGCCAGCTCTACCGGGTATATTTTCTGTTTCGGAAACATAATTAAAAGAAGGGATTTTAAACCCTTCTTTTACCAATAACCAATCTAATTTTTTATTGTTAATTAATATATTACTCATTTAAGCTAAAGCACCTCCCCTATACATGTTTGATTGACGTTCTAAACGTTCTCTTTTATCTTGAGCTCTGTTGTGCTCCCTATCATATTCATCTCTAGTTATACCTGTTGGTTTGTTTTTGATAACTCCAGTATCAACTAATAACTCACTGAACTGATTTACAAGCGTTTTTAGTACTTCTGTTTGTTCTCTGAGAACGTTGATTTCCTCTTGTTGTTTTTGGACAATATATTTAGCTTTCGTACTTTCAACTTCTTTTTCCACTCTAATTTCATCAGCAAATCGAGAAATTGCTTCATAAACTGCAGATTGAGTACGTCCAAATATATCACTATTAATTACACTTTTAATAGCAGCGATTGATACGTCATTTGGTATAATTTGTTCTCCACCTCTCAGGTTCATTATTTCTCCGCCTTCTTCAAAAACGGTAGCTAGTCCTTTAGAGGCTCTATTAGTACCTTTAGCATATGCAGAATCTCCAGCTCTTCTAAAGGCAGCACGCCATGACCCCATAATAGGTACCCACTTACCAACAATGTATCGCATTGCACTAATGGCTTGGTGTGTTGGGTTTAAAGGATTCCCATAACCGGCTTTAGCATACGCCCTAAATGAAGGGTCTATCATTTGGAACATACCACGTGAAGGTGTACCAGCCCTTGCGTTACTATCCCAATTATTCACTGCATTAGCGGTATAGTTAGATTCTCGTCTAGCCACACGCATCATTTCATCAGTAATCCAACCAGCTTTATATTGGCCACCAAGGATGTTCTGAGCAGCTCTAATTGCCCTCCGTGCATTAGCCGCACCACTTCCTCCTGGAGCATTCTTACCTCCACCAGTTTTATCATTTTTACGTAACCATTGTTCGGGTTCTACAGAAAAACGATTCGCTTCTCCACCTTGGTTTACTTGGAAGTGTAAATGACGATAGTTAGTCATAGAGCCAGTGTTACCCGATTTACCAATGAGCTGTCCTGCTTTAATTTGCTCCCCAGTCCTACGTAATTGTTCGCTCAAATGCATAAACCACAAGAACGTTCTACCTTTTTGAACCGTGATAGCTTTACCGCCACCATAATTATCATACCAGCTGCGGACACGCCCTCCCATTGGAGTGCGAATTGGTGTACCGACGGGTGTATCATAGTCGATACCATGATGAACACCACCATTAAAAGGATAGTTTGGGTTTGGTGGATAAGGAGGTGCCGAATATCGTTGAAGTATTTTAAAGCCATCGAAAACTGAACCATCTCCAGCTTGAGCATCAAATCCACCTTTTATCCATTCAATGGCGCCTTTTTTTATACGCTTCCATGCTGCACGAGTAATATCACCTACAATACCCATGCCTTTAGTTAGAGCACTAAAGTCGATTCCCATCATAGAAGTTACTTTATTAAAAAGCTTACCTGGATTATCCATATAATCCATAACATCGCCAATTTTTTCGGATAACCATTTTGCACTGTTGCGCATTGCTGCACCTGCACCTTTTAGCTTATCACCAACCCAATTTTTAGCATTACCAAACCATGTTCCTACACTAAACCTTGGTAAAGTACCTATATTGAATCTTGGTTTCATGCCAGCGCCTTCTGCTTCTTCATATCTTTGGCGCATACTACCACTAATCACTCGAGATCCTCTAGGTAAGAATGTAGTTGTATCTTTAGCAGGTGTCAGAGCGGTACGGCCATTCGGATATTGAATCAATTCACGACGACCATCTTTACCTCTTCCGTTACCTGGACCTCTATCACCTACAACAGCCATTGTCCCTTGTTTAAGTCGACCATCTGAAGTGGTTGTGATGTGACGATTTATTTTTTGTGTTCCTGTAGATAGTTTAGGTATTTTAGGTAAGCTTAGTTTAGAACCAACCCAGTTCAAACCATCTATTAGGCTATTCAGACCTTTTTTAATTGCCCTAACCATCCCGCCAATATGGCCTTTGATTTTATCGATAATATTGGCTAGTCCATTTTTCATGTTGTTGAACGTACGTTTTACAGCTCCCCATAGACTTGACGCAATACCTGTTACCGAGTTTTTAATCGCATTCCATTTATCAGTAAGAAAGTTTTTCAATCTAATAAAAATATTACGTGTGCCGTTCCATAAATTAGTCCACGTAGTCTTGACTCTTGACCATAAGTTAGAAGCGATTCTTGTCACGTTACTTCTAATGGCATTCCAAATACTTAGTAGCCATGACTTCAATTTATTAAATAGACTACGTGTGCCATTGTAAAAACTGTTCCATATGCTTCTAACAACGTTCCAAGTTGCACGCGCCGCTTTAACAACTCCATTTTTAATCGCATTCCAAACGGATAAGAAAAAGCTACGTAACCCATTGAAAATATTACGCGTAGTTGATGAGAATCCATTAAATATAGATTTAACACCGTTAATCATAACTCTAACAATACTTAGCGTTCGATTTTTAATGGCATTCCATATATTTACAATGAAGTTTTTTATGGATGTGAAAATGGTGCGAATAAATAACCAAGAAGCATTAAATGCTGACTTAATACCACTCCATATCCCTTTAACCAAACTAACAACTGTGTTTTTAATCACACGCCATGTATTCAACATAAAGTTCTTAATTGCATTGAATACGGTAAATGTTACTAGTTTTAAACCATTCCATATGGTGCTTACACCTATTTTAACTGCTTGGACAGGATTCATTACAGCAAATTTTATTGCATTCCAAGCAACTTTAGCACCTACCCTTAGAAGGTTCCAAACTAAAGTGGTACCATTTTTGATAGCGTTCCAAATATTTAGTATATATGGCTTTAAAAACCCAAATACTGTCATTGCTGTATTTTTTATAGCATTCCACGATGAAATAACAGCATTTCTAAAACCCGAATTCGTTTTCCACAAATAAGTTATTGCGGCAACCAACGCTGTAATTCCAGCTATTATCCATCCTATTACTGGAATAGATCTAATAGCGACACCTATACCTTTAAATGAAAGTGCTAGCGCCTTATTAGCTAATGCCGCACCTTTAGTTACACCGGTCCATAATGTCATTGCTCCAGCTGACAATTTTGCTTGTATTGCTAGCCTTTTCATTCCTAGCGCTGCGAATGCACCTGATTTACCAAATAATGTTTGTGCTCCTGTAGCTAATAATAATGCTTTACGCATACCACTAAGCGAACCATATACTAAAGCGATAGGTTTATACATTAACATTATTGCCCCTGCGCAAGCAGTGGCTCCTCCAATTATTTTACCTAACCAAGGATGTGTATTCATCATTTGAGATAACCAACCTGTAAATTTTACAGTTAAGTCTAAAACTTGAGCACCTACAGGTGCCATTCCCTTAGCCAAGCCCCACAGCACACCTGTAATATTTTTGATAAGCTGCCACACTTTTGGCCCGTTTGTTTCAAGGTATTGGACGAATTCTTTAAACCCGTTAGAGTTCTTAAGTTCCGAACTCCACTGCCTAAAACCATTAGTAACCCCTTCAATACCTAGTAACACATTATGAGAGTGACCACTAAAAGCACTAAACAAATTAAACAATCCTCCAAATACGTTACCAAAAATTCGTCCAACAATTGGAAGATTACTTTTAGTATATTCAATAAAACCATTGATTGCTTGAGATCCTTCAACACTGTTAGACCAACGCTGAAAGCTCAAACTCATATTTTCAAAACCTTGAGATGCCCAGCTATATAAAGGGCTGAGTTTGTTAAACATCGCCACAGAACCATCTGCAAAATTCATCGTAGCGTTCAGTAGATTTTGAAATATTCCTGGTCCTTGATTGTTGAGTATGTTTAAAGCTTGCCTCACGTTATTAGAGTTTATGACCCAGTTCAACATTTTACTACTAGTTACTTCAATTTGATTGGCAGTGGTCGTTAAGAATGGATTAAGTGCTCCAAGTGCAAATTCAGCAGAATTAATACCATTCGCCATTGTATTGAAGATTTGTGCTTGATTCTGTGCAATTAATCCTTGCCATGTTCCTTTTAAACCATTTAATGCATTTTCATACTCTCTCACTTCAGCGGTTATATTTAACGTGCCATCTTCAAGCATTTTCAATGCATATGTAGCTTGTGACGAAAATAGTTTAACAGCACTTCCAGCAATCGTAAAAGCGCCACCTAAAGCGACAGCACCTCCACTTGCAGAAACCAAAATCCCCCCTAAACCAGCACCAAGGCTAACGATAGAACCGAGGATAGGTACTAAACTTGAAAATTGAGTAATTAATATCCCACTAATAATACCTTGCCCAAGCTCCCCTATACTGCGTAATGTAGTTGCGATTCTATCCATTGAGTCACGAGCACCTATCATTCCCGCAACCATTAATGACCCGGTTAAATAGACACCTCTTTGTTTTCTTTTAAGCTCATCTAATTCATCACCTAGTGCATCGGCACGACCTTGAGTAATTTGCATGGCTAAACTTTCTTTATATAGTTCAGCTTGCAGTTTACCCGCTTCTTTACTGTTTGCTCCTTGAGCGATAGCTACCTCTTTATGCCGATTTTTTAATGCATTTAAATAAGTTTGATGTTGTGTAATTGTAGCATTAACGTGTGCTAATTGATTTTTGTAACTTTGTACTGTTCTTTCGGTATTTTTAAATGTAACGCTATTCATTTGAAGTTCATTGTTGTAAGCTTCCAATCTTCTCTTAGCTTCTCCAAGCGTTATGTTAGTTTTAGAATTTTCTAATCTATATTCATCATATTCCTTAGTTGTTTGATTTATTTGGGCATTTAAAACACTAAAAGCTGTACGCTGTTTATCAATTTCACTTTTTAACTCCTTAGATTGAGATGACGAATAACCCTGAATGGCGCTAACTTTTTGGTACTCATTTTCTAGCTCTTGAATAACATTTTTTTGTTTAGATTGGATAGCAGTAAGCTGCTGCAAATGCATCTTATAGTCATCCACTTCATGGGAAGAGCCTTTAAAATTTGCATTAATTTGCCTTAATTCATTAGACAAAGCATTGACATTATTTTTCATATTATCAATAAATTGCTCTGTCTTTCTTACCGATTGTGAAAGTTCAGAGTTTTCATTTTTAAAACTTTTATACTCGTTTTTTACTTTCTTTAAAGTCACTTCTAATTGACTATATGATAAACGCTCTTTGTTAATCTCACTTTTTAAATTTTTAGTTTCCCGGCTGTTTTCGCCTTTCAATTTTGATACAATTTTTAAATTGTCGTCTAACTGTTTTAATTGTCTTTCACTTTTACCCAACGCACCAGTTAAGCCATCAATATGGTCTTCATAATCACTGGAGGCTTTAGCCGATTTTTCAAAATCTGCTTGGCTCATTTTTACTTCGTTGCGAAGATCGTTTAGATTTCGTTTAACATCTTTAGTAGTATTTCCAAAAGTCTTTTGTTGCACTTGAACATCTTTTAGTTCATTTTCATAATCATCTAATTGCCTTTGTGCCTTTTTAACAGAACCACTTAGTTGTTGTAATTTAATTTTTTGCTCGTCAGTAATATTATTAGAGTCTTTAACTTCTTTATTCAAATCTTGAAGCTTCTTTTGTCTTTGCACTAGTAGGCCTTGTTGTAATTTTATAGCTCGTCCGAGGTTGTTTTCTCGCTCAGCTAGAGACTCCGCACTCACGTCATTTTTTTCGAATTCTTTCCGCTGCTCTTTTAGTCTTTTGTTAATTTCTTTTAAATTGCGCTCTACAGTTCTAGCTGCCGCTTTTAAAGGATCAACATCCATAGATACACGTGAACCCAAGTTAAAATCAGCCATTTTTTCACCTCACTTTCTCTAAATCAGACTCATCATTTCTTCTGGACTTAACGCCCCAGATTTGGCCACTTTTGATGCTTTGCGCTTACGCTTTTTAGTCGCAAATATTTTATTGAAATCTTCCATCACAATTTGATCAACTTCATGTGGCTTGTATTGAGCCTCTGTTATAAAATGACGGTACACCTCATAAATATCTTCTAAGACTTCGCTGGATGTTTTGCCTTCGCTGTATTTGCTTTTTTCTTTTGCTTTCCCATATCATCATTCTTAAAAATTTTGGCATATACTTCAGGGGGCTGTTCTCCATCTTCTAAAACTAATCCATCCATAACTTCGTCATAAGTGAATTTGTGGTCAAACACTTCTACTAATAATGTTGCCAACTCATCATACATGTTAAAATCTTCAATAGGATTATTTTTATTAGCTTCTCTTAATTCTTGTACCTTTGATTCAAATGATTTATATTCGTCAGAAGCTTCTAATTCATCTAATTCTTCATAAATTGGCGTTGGATCTTGCCCCTCTTCAAGGTCAGATAATTTACTTTCTACTTTACTGATTTTATCTAAAATATTTCGATTTTTACGATATAATTCATGTAATTCTGACATTAAACCATAAGCATTTTCTAATTTACTCTCAAATTCCCCTCGTAACTTCATTGTTCCTAAAGTCATCTGATTTTTTGTGAATACTTTATTTTTTCCATCGATTTTTAACGTTAATTTAGCCATAATTAGACTCCTTATAATTTATTTTTTGTATACAAAAATAGGCGACCCGTTAAGGCCGCCAAATAGTTAAACTTCTAAATCGTTATCATTAACAGTAATTGTTGCTGTACCATAAACACGCGATCCATCTTCAGCTACCGCTCTAATTTGCGCTTCACCTTGAGAGACGCCAGTCACTAGTCCCGTTTCTCTGTCTACCGTAGCAATATCTTCATTTTCCGAGAAGAATCCAACCTTATTATTTTTAGCTTCTTTTGGTTCTACTGTGGCTGTCAATTGAACTGTACTATCGACGTCTACTTCTGCAGAAGATGGCTCGATAGTCACTTTACTTACTTTTACATCTTCTGCTCCACTAAAAGAACCTGAGTCAGTACCATGAATCGCTTCGTAGAATGCTTTCTCATCAAACTCTGGGTCAGCACTATGGATGCGTGCAAATACTAACTTATCTTTATCACGTTGCATAAATGACCCTTCCATTTCCACCTGGTCTTGTTGTTCTGGAGAATCTTCCATTGTAGATGAAGATGTCCCCGGAAGATTAAAGTTCCCACGCGTTAAACCATAATAAATATAACTACCATCATTACACTTATACTTCCAAGATACTGATACATAAGGTGGTACTTGATCAGCTGTATAAAGCTCCATCCCTTTATTAACTTTTACACCGAGAAATTCAGTTCGCTCTTCTTTTGTTAATTCCATTAAATTAGCTGTAAGTGTCGCACCAGTAATACCGCTAAATAAGTTTAGTTTTTTTACACCATCCGCATAAACAGGCTCATTGCCTTGTTCTAATTCTAGTTCAATCTCCTGTAACCCTGGAACATCAGTCACTTTACCTTGTTTAAATCCATTTCCATCTTGTCGTCTCACTTTAAAATCCTGACATGTAATTGCTACTTTTTTATCTGCCATAAATCATTACTCCTTTTTAGTTAATATAATGTTAAAACTTAGCATTTCATGATATAAATTAAATTTTTCGTCTTTTTGAAGTTCACTATCAATACACACACCGTTGATACTTTCAATAATTTCAACAACACGTTGATTAATTTGGTAAACATCATTAATTGTTCTACCAAAGGTTTCAACTGCAAATAAAAAACGATAATGACTACTGCCACCATCGTGATTTAATGCATTGCCTTTCATGATTTGTGTAAGTCTCATGAATGGTGCATTTTCTGTTTTTCTATAATCTTCAGGAATTTGTAATGTATATATTAAAGGTTGTTCTGTTTGGCTTTTTCGAACTTCATTCATTAAAGTTACCAACCGTTCATCTTTACGTAGCTTGTCCCACACTCTTACTAATGGGTGTCTATTTAACATCTAATATTTCACTCACTGCTTGAGTATAAATAGCAAGTATAGGGCCTTTACTCATTTCGTGTGTTCTACGTAAAAAATGTTGAGGCGGTTGTCCTACGCTGCGATTAGACGGCTTTGTTCCTACATCAGGAAAATGTATATACCAACCGCTATCTTTACGCTTTTTTCCCTTATCATAGCCAACTTCTTTAGCTGGATATGTTTCATCACGCAAAAAGTTTGAGATTTTAGTCACATCTTTAGCGTGTGATCTCTTAAATTCTCTTGCATGAACAGGTGTGTTAACAATAAGGTTACCTTGATATAGTTTAGCAGCTTTATTAACTGCTTGTTTGGCTTTTTTATCGCTTTTAAAAACCAACTTATTAATTTTATCTGATATATCTTTATCACTATCATAGCGCCGCTTAGTCATTCTACCACCTCACACTTCAATTGTTGGCGTTCCATGTCTTGAAAGTCTGTTTCTATGGCCACAATTTTATAGATTTTACCTTTAAAGTCTACATTTAATCCCGAATGAATTTCTATATCTCTACGATAACGTATAATGAAAATAATTGTTTCTTTTCGACTATCTATGTCTTCGTTTCTAAACTCTTTGATTGTCGTTTTAGAAACTTCACAAAAAGGTTCTACAATTGTTTGTGTGATTTCTTCAGTTCCGCCTTCATCATTGATTACGTTTTTTACCTCGTAGATTTTTATTCTATGTTTTAGTTTTCCAATTTCCATACAGCGTATGCCCCCCTTAGCGTTTGAATGAGCGCAAGAGAGGATTGAGATACGCTATGTCGTTGAAATTGACTCGTCGAAGATCTATTCTCATAATGATGACCTACTTGGTTTATAACCGCTAAGTAATACAAATTATTATCTTTATAAAATGCATCAGCCTTTTTATAACCACTAACTGCACCCTGAATTTGTTGTTCAGACGCATATATTAAACCCTGTATTTCTTCATCATCAAAATCATGATCTACACGTATTCTGTTTTTTACTTCTTCTAAATTTAAAGTAAGCATTTAATCACCTACTTTTGTTTTTCTTGAATGCGCTCTAAGAAAGGACCTTTGAAGCCTTTTTGCGTTAAAGTTTTTTCAACTTCTTCTGCCCGTTTAATAGTCATTTCAACATCTTCACCACTTTTTAGTTTACGTTCTAATTTTATATCTTTATATGATTTCAATACTTTATATAAGGCCATTTAAAAAACCTCCACTATTTTATGCTTCTGGTTCTACGACAGGCTTATCGTTAACAAATTTTACAAAAAATCCAGCATTAGGATCTGCTTTCTTTACGTCAAATCGAAATGCTCCCATTAAATATTTACCGTAGATTTCATTTTCGATCCACTGAACCGATACATCTGTACGGTCAGCAAATAAAATACCCCGTTTAATGTCTCCGATAAACGCATTAGCTTCTCCGTTAACTCCTAATAAATCATCGCGTACAACTGTAACGTTCATACCTAATACAGTGTTACCTGATGTATTGATGATGCTGTCCTGTAATAAATAACGTCCATTATTATCCTTTAATGTATCTAATTTTTGGTAGAAACTTTGAGAACATATAATTTGTCTATCATAACCAGGATCTAATTCAACATTTACTAATGCTTTTAAATCATCAACATTAGTAACCGCTGTAGGTTTAAATGTTTTTAACACAGTACCAATTTTTTCATTTAAAGTATTAATTTTTTGTTCGTTGATATTTTCAGATACAATTTGAGTGATATTAGCTACAGAGTCATCAAGCGCTTCTTGCGAAATCGGAATAGCACCACGATATGTTTGTACTTCCCAATTAATAGTTTGAAATTCGGGACGCGCTAACTCTGGGTTTTTCTCTAATTCTTCCACAGTACTAAATTTAGCATTCGCACGTTTCAAAATTGGATATTTACCTGAAGCTGTTTGAACCTTCGTTTTTTGTACTAGTTGCGATAAATCTTGAACAGTATTTACTTCTTTTTCTGGTTGATACTTAATATCTTCCGGGATTGTGACACCCACATCATCTGATTTTACATTATCACGTTTCACTCCTTGTGATTTCATGTAATCTGCAAAACCTTGGATTTCTTCATTTGTTTCCACTTCGCTATTTAATTTTGGCATGCTGCGCTTCACTCCTTTTTTCTTCTTACCTTCTAATTCTTCGTTTGAAGGTGCATCTACAGGTTCTTTTTCCTGCACCTCAACTGATTCTGTGGATTGATTGTCGTCTCGAGTTCCACTTTTGTTTAACTCAACTTCTTTTATAGGCTCTTCTTCTAATTCAGGTTCTTTTTCTACAGAGATTTCATCACTTGATTCTCTATCACTTGCTACTTCTAATTCTGATTCATACTGCTCCAATTGATCATTCATTGATTCAATTTCTTGTAATGACTTACGACTTTCTTCAATTTCAGATTGAAGTTGTTTCGCTTTTTCAATATCATTGTTGGCTAAAGCTTCTTTAGCGCTTGCAATCTGATCTTGGATAGCTTTACGTAAATCTTCTGTTTGACTTTTTATATTCTCCATCAAATATCCTCCTTTATAAATTTGCTCACAAAAATAGCCTCACGTCTCTAAACGTAGGCTCTCTAAGTCAAGCGCTATATTTATTTTTTCTATTTCTTTAAAACGTTGGAGACCAGCGTCACGTTGCACAGCTAGAACATTGGTCTCTTTATAAGCTGGAACTGTTACTACACTAACATCATTTAACTTATCCAGTTGCTCAATAGTACGAATATACTCACCATTTTGAACTGACCATGAAACGCCAGTATCTGTACCGTTATTTGTCTTAGGAAAAATTGCATGGTAACTACATTGATTCACATTACCCACACTAATATTTTCGTAAATGTCACGTGCATAAGTCGTATTAGGTAAAAAACATTTAAATTTTAGACCCTTAGCGTCTACAGATAACTCTAAGGTTCCTGCCTTTGTTCTACCAATAACATATCTATCGTCATGATTTATAAGACATTTAACATCTTCTATATCTATATTATCTAAAGCGCTTGGTAAAACAACCTCTTTATACCCACCTACATCATCACTAAGTACGTTAAAAAGTAATGCATAACCTTCAATAACCATATCTTGTGCTGCATCAACGTTACTGTTCGCCATAAGCCTCACCTCCTTCGGTGGGCTTACTAATTTCTTTAGCTATTTTTGCCCTTTGATATTCTTCTAACGAATCTAACGGAATACGATTTAAGTCAACCAATAACTTGTCACCGTTTTGAACGGGTTGGAAACCGAAGACGCTGCGACCCTCATCCGTACTTATAAAACCTTTTTGGTGAAGTTCAGTGTACTTTTTTAATTTAACTTCAGGATCACTATCAATTAACCTGGATTCATCAAATGTAAATTCCATTAATGGATTAATTTCATTAAAAATTTTTAATTTTAGTTCCGCAAATATCATTGAAAATAATGGATACAGTGTACTTTGTAAGTATTCAACATTGGCCTGTGTAATAGACGTATTAACCAATTCTGAACTCATCTTTGATAAAGGCAAGCCAAAGGCCTTGGCCACTTGTTGAGTACTAAATTTATAACTGTTTAGAAAGTTCAAAGCTTCAGTTGGAATAGATATTCTATCAAACTTCATCGTACTATCTAATGTGATTATGCCACTATTATTTCTAGCTAAACTTCTCTCGAACTGATCAGTAATTGAATCTCTTTCATCTTGAGAAAGTTTAGCGTCTTCGAGAGTTAAAACGTTGGTGGTTGTTCCTCCATTCTCGAAGAAATGCTTTAAGAAACTTTTAGAGCCTTGAGAAATAGAAACTTCATGCATAAGCGAATATAAAGGACTGTAACCATGATAGCCATCTAATGTCATATATCTAAAATGTAAAATATCATCAGGAGTAACTTTAACTGCGTTACCTTCATAGTCCTCAGATATGTTGTAAATAAGATTATTATCTTTTTCTTCTAACGATACTAAGCTATTATGCAAAAAATGTAGACTAATAGGTAACCCTGTTTTCTTATCCCTACCGATTTCTACATAAGCATTTCCGTTAATTAATAGATTAGCTATAATTATGAATTTAAAATGCCAGCCCGGTAATTCTCCGTCAGGCGACTCATTAAATAACTTTAAAATCATATTAAATATGTTATCTTGATGATGACCTTTTGTCATTATGTCTGTGCTTGCAACATCTCCAGCTATAACTTTTATAGCAGTAAATACGTCACTATTTTTTAAAGCATTAATTCCGCTGTAAGAAATATTTGTGCCATGTTGCTCTGCGTATAAGATTCTTCTCAAATCTTCGTTAAAAGGTTCTTTATTACTCGCAAATTCAAATAATGCCATTTTTAATAATCACCTCCCCCTTTTTTTACTTGGTATCATAAAGTTAATAAGAATGCTGAGCGTGATTAAAACAATACCCAATACTATAAAAGCAATAGGTATTGAAATTAGTCCAATGCCATACACAACAATACCTACGCCTAAAACAAATAAGACCATAATAAGTATGGCAGCCCATAACCTTAATTTATCCATAATAGACCTCCTCACCTGAATATTGGTAACACTAATTTACGCTCCCACTCGTACTCACTTGCAATAACATAAGCAAATATTGTACTCATAAGAGGGTCTATTTTTTCGCGGTTTAGTTTCTTTTCAATCATGACAGAATCATTAACATTCTTAGCAATTGCATTTTTTACAGCCGTATCTAACAAAGGATTTTTGTGATGTTTTACTTTTCCATCAATCACTTTCAACCTAAGATCAATTACTGGATTAGAAAGTGTCATAGCCCCTTGCCTTATTTCAATTAATTCATAACGCCAATTTCTCTTTTCAATCTCTGCAATAAATCCATGTATAGCATGAGGGTCGTAACATATCGCTTGGATATCTAAATTATTTGTTAGAATATAGTTTTCAATGTAATCCAGCACTTGATTGCTATTAATAATGCCACTTTGTAAATTAGTAATTGTACAATAACCATGTTGTGCCATTTGCCTGTAATCTATGAGGTCTCTATCTATTTTTGCTTGTAATCCACCTTTAGTACCTACAAACGAGTGGCTTGTTACGTAATATTCTTTGTTCATTTCGTCTAAATGTATAAATGATACCGCCGTTAAGTCATCAGCACGTGACAAATCTAATCCGATGTATGTTTTAGTGCCTTTTATATGGCAGTGTAAAATGGTTATAACGAATAATTCTTAAAGGGAGTTTGATGGTTATGACGAATTTTGCACTGTCTTTTTGTAATTTGAAGAAGCTGAATTATCGAAGTTTTGTTATTTTGAGATATCACGGTGTTTCAAAACGAAAGATTTGCAAAATGTATAATATTGCATATTTTTGTATATTGGACGTGTGCAACAAAATGAAAGAACATGATTATCAATTTACTTATAAGGATTATGTGTTTTTAAAAAAACATGGTGTGTCGGACGCATTTATATGCAAGATGTATCATATTAATAAAATTGACTTAGAATTTTTTGAGGTGATGAACCGATAGGTTTCAAAAAAATTAAATAGGTCAGGAGAAGCATAGACACTCCATTATCAAAAATGCAGTGGCTCGGATTCGGGACTATTCCTATCTCGGGCGACCCTAAAAACATTAAATCTGTATGAGTCTGCCTATTTTTAATTAATATTGAGGTGAGTTTATGATTAAGCCAATGATTGATGTTGAAAAAAACATTGGTACAGAATTTTATTATATTAGTCATCAAAAAAAGAACAGTAAGACTGAGAAAGGTTATTTTATTTATCGTTTGGCTTCTTTTACATTAGGTCGTCAATTGATTGTAAGTATTCCTTTCGAAAAATCGTTTGAATTTGGCGATTGTGTGAAGTTAGTTAACCCTTATGTACAAACACGCGCTAAAAAAGAACGTAATAGTGATTATTCACAAGTTTATTACGTTTATTATGCAGAAGATATTGAATTAATTGGACATATTGAAGTTATAAAATTTGACAACAAATAATGATGAAACGGAGTGTTTAAAATGGCAATTCAACCAAAAATTGATATTACAGGAACATTAGGAAAAGATTTATATTATTTAGGTAAAGATGAAAAGAAAGTATATGAACGAAATCAAATGACAGGTAAAAATGAACCGACAGGTGAAGTGTACTATTTATATCACATTGCTACAACAGTTGGTGATGCTGTGGATATTAGTTGCCCAGAAGCATATGATTTTGAATTATTTGAGGCACTAGAATTAGTTAACGCAACTTCATCATATTATGGACGTTCACAACAAGATTCTACTTATGTTGAAATGAGATCGAGTTATTCTTGTGAAGCTATGAAACCATTAGGTCTAAAACCCGAATGGAAACGTTTCACGTCTAAGGCATTGGGTAATCATTCATCTAAAGAAGAGACTAAGACGGAAGAAGCTGAAAAATCGACGACAAAATAGCATAATGATGGAAAATATCATGTAAACCTTTTAGCTTGTGCCGACGCGAAAATCCAGCGCGGAGCGCGGCAAGATTTGGGCGGAGCTCGCGGCAAACAAGCGTTAAGAAAGGTTTATGTGATATTTTGTCACATCGCTTGCGATGTGACGAATGGAGGGACAAGTATGTCACATAATAAATCTGCGGCGCTTGCGCCGAAACACCACACTAATAGGTGTATTGTCAGCGCAAACCAAAACGAGTTGGGGGTGGTTGTGGACTGGGTTCAAGTGACCTTTAAGGGCGTTAGCCCGCAATGGGTCATTGAATACATCCTCAAGATGCCAGTGAGTTTTTTCAGAACTTTAAACTATGGTCGTAATTATTACAATCGTTCGTTACAATTTTCGAGTATCAAAATTTATTATTCAACGACGAACGAAGATATGGGCGTACATCTTTTTCTATCTGGTTCAGCTTGTAGAGAGGTAGAAATGATATTTGAACAACAAGCGAGAACATGGCAGTCGTTTTTCAAGCTTTGCTTGGAAAGACGCGGCTCATTTTCTCGAATAGACATAGCGATTGATGATAGAAAACCTTACTTTTCAGTTGGTGCACTTGGTAATAAAGTTAAAAAAGGTGAGCTTGTAACGAGACTTAGAACATCCAACAAAACCGAAGGTTTAAAAACATCAGACGGTAGTAATCAAGGGAAAACATTGTACATTGGTTCAAAAATAAGTTCGGTATTAATTCGAATTTATGAAAAGAATTATGAACAAGCACACAAGTACGGTACATTACCTGAAGATTATGGGCCATGGAACCGTATAGAAATTTGTTGCAGAAAAAAACAAGCGAATGTATTAGCGCCTTATCTTGCTGAAACATCAGAAATGCAAGATGTTGTGTTATCTGTCTTAAATGGTACGGTACGTTTTATTTCTAAGCCTAAAGGTTCCAATGATACAGATAAACGTAGGTGGCCAATATATAAGCCTTGGGAATTGTTTATTAAGAATGCTTCAAAAATTAAATTGTCACTTGTTCCAAGTATGAAAACGATTGAGGATAATATGGAATGGTTGAAATCACAAGTAGCTACAACGTTACAGACTGTATTGTATGCTGAAGATTACGCGCATCAGATGGGATACTTGTTGGATAGTGACTTTTTAGAAGACATATTACAAACTGCTGATTTAGAAGATGAACATTTAGAACGTATTCGTTTATTTACAGAAACTTTAAAACATCACAATAAGCAAGCTGTTAATAAAATTGAATATGGTATGAAGCCTACAAAGACATATTTACGTTAAGATTTAGAAGAATTAAAAGACAATGAATTGACAATGTTTTTAACTTCTTGTTTTTTAGGACAAGGTTTAAGTTATGATGATTTATCGAGCATTACTCAATTATGTGCATTAAAAGCTGAAAATATAGCTTTTAACAAGACCTTGGTTGAATAGAAATATCGCTGAAATTATTATTTAAATTTATTAATACGTAAGGAGTGATTTTTATCAAAGGTTTTTTCACAAACATGCGAAAAATCTTTTTAAATATCATTCATAAATTGATATTATCTAGATTTTCGAAAAAAGGCAAACAGTTTGATGTGCCAGAAGCAGAGCGTAAAGAATTACCGAAGTATCGCAACCACAGAAAAAAGATTGTGGTTATTTTTTATACCGTTTTAATTATTTTGACTGTTCTATTATTTGCTGCTTTTGTTAGAGCGTCTAAAGCGAATAACGAAAGTAAACAAGCTGTTAATAACACAGAAGAAATTAAAAAGAAGTATGAAGACAACGCTGAAACGGTTCAGTATAATCCAAATCTTAAGTTATATGCAGATAAATATATTGATACGTATATGACTATTCCTAAAGATGGTAAAGAAAAAGAAGAACGACAAAAAGCATTAGAAAACTTTTACCCTTCTGACTATAAAACGCCTACAGAAAATACTGAAAATGTTGAACGTAAGTTAAATGAAAAAGAATTTTTTAATATTAAACGTAAAGATAAACAGACCATTATTCAGTATATTGTCAATTACGATCTGAAAATTACGGAGAAAAAGGAAATTAAAGTCAAGAAGAAAAAAGATAAGAAGGATAAAGATAAAAAAGAGGAATATGAGACAAAGACAGAAGAAAAAACACGTACAGAAAGTAAGAAAGCATTGTTAAATATTCCTGTTAAAAGTGAAAATAATAAGTATGTCGTTGTGGAATACCCCCACTTTTCGATTGTCCCAAATAATCAATTGAAACAAGCGAAGCTTGTAAAAGATAATTTGGAGAATGAAAAACGTGAAGATAATCCAAAATTAAAAGCGTTTGTTGAAGACTTTTTTAATAAATACACGAAAAATAAAGCCGATGATATGGCTTATTTAATGGATAATCCCGAAGGGTTAGAAGATACACGAGAAGTATCTAAAATAAGTGATTTGCGTATTTATCCTAAGAAGAATGATTATGTCATTAAGGCAGAGGTTTTAATGAAAGATAAGGGCTCGCCACTTGAGAATTTAGAACATTATACGTTGGAAGTGACAAAGAAAGATGGAAAATATTACGTTAAGAAATTAACAACAACATTTGGAGGTTAAAATTATGGATAATCTTTTTAATTTTATGATGGTATTAGGTAATACACCTACGATTAACCCGCTAAAAGATTTAGTTAGTAGAGAAGTTGGGTCAGCAATTGGGATTATTGTATTAGTTGTTGGTTGTATGAAATGGGCTGGTGGTAAATATGGACATATGGTTTTGTTATTTGTTGTTGGTGGCTTCATGTTCTTGGTTTCTAAAGGTCCTGAAACTGTGTTTAATGCATTATCTGGGCTTTGGAAACTAATATTTGGAGGCTGAATCCGATGGATAAAAAAGCCTATAACTTAAAACGAACATTTGAACAGCCTATCGTTATGTATGAATTTACTAACAACGCACGTTTTTCAAAAGGTATTCGTATTGATTGGGTCGCTACATTTGTAGCCTTAGAGTTAATACTTGCGATACTGTATTTTAAATTAGGATTTCATTATATAACTTCATTGATTAGTGGTATGAAAATTATTTATTTTACAGCGCTCCCCTACTATATGACAAAGTATTTAGTGAAGTTAAAACAAGATGGTAAAAAATTAGTTTTTTTCCTTTGGGATTTTATAACTTATGTGTTTAATATTCAAATGCGTAATATCCACTATGCGTATGATGAAGAAGTGAAATATCACAACAAGAAATTAATCAAATTGAAATAGTCCCTGTTGGGGCTATTTTTTATGGAGGGATGACATGGATTTAAAAGCGCCCTACGCAGGGATAAAAAACAATTTATTATTAACTAAAAACGGCGAAGTCTGGGCGTATTATCGTATACGTTCGGAATCTATTTCGACAGCGAATTATGATGCTAAAGAAGCGTCTAAAAAGCGTATGAAATACTTTCTTGAGTCGATTAAAGGTTATCAAGATTTTCATTTTGAAATGTATGAACATGATTTAGACCTTAGAAATAAGTTCAAAGAAATTAGTAAAGATTTTGATGATACAACATTTGATGTCGCAAATTATTATGCGCAAGAAACGATCGATGTGTTAGAACAAGAATTACAAATGATAACACATAATTCATTTGTGATGGGTGTTAAGCTTAGAGAATTAAGTGATGACGCGGTTTCAATTAAAGAAATGGTAAAAAGTACGTTGTCAGATACAGCGGAGCGTATGATTTCAAATTTAGGCTTTAATGTCTCGTTAGATGATAAAGTATTAAGTCGTTATGAAAGTTTTGAACGTGAACTTGCGGATAATTTTCTGAGTATTGAAGGCGAACGTTTAACAGAAAATGAACTCGCTTATATAGTGAGAAAGCCATTTATTTCAAATGCAACACATGATGTACAAGAAGAGTCAGCACGACGTGCTGTCACTGATGTTTGTAATGTGATGATAGACCCTACACAAATGCGTGTTTTGAAAGTGACGAATGAAAATGAAACATTTTATACAACAACGGTTGTTGTTGATGATTTTCCATTAGATATGGAATATACACATATCTTTGAAAAAGCGCAAAATATGCCGTTTCCAGTTGAATGTCATATTAAAGCAAAGATTGTTGAAAATGATAAAGTGAAAAAGAAATTCGATCGCGCAAAAATTAACCACAAAGCACAATCTAGAGAAAAACAAGCGACTGGCGATAATGCTTCAGAAGAAATACAAGATAATTTATTTGTGTTAGAACAAATGGAAAAAGAAGTGACAGGCTCAGGCGTGTTTATGGAATGGTCTTGTTTATTTGTGATTAAGAGTGATGACCTAAGAGATTGTAAGCGTAAAGCTAAGCGTTTAGTGAAACGCTTGAAAGAGACGGAGATTTACGCCGTAAATCCTCTAGCTGACCAATTACAATTATATTATCAAGTCTTACATGGCAATGACTTATTTATTAATAAGTATTGGGTACAACGCACGACGGCGACAGGTATCGCCGAAAATCTTTTTGGTGTATCACAAAGCTTAGGTACGAAAACAGGTTTTTATATTGGACGCATTGATAAATTTATACGTTCCGTTTCACGTGAAGAAGCCGTCGCAAGTTCAAGAGATATTATTCTTTTTAGTTTATTACTTGCGGCAAAAGGTATTAAAGGCGCTGTGAGCGATAGTCCACACGTATTAATTACAGGTCAAACGGGTAAAGGTAAATCATTTTTAGCTAAGCTACTTTGGCTATATACCTCATTCTTTAAGGGTCAAATGATTTATTGGGACCCGAAAAGTGAATTTGCGGACTGGTTTAATAAAATTACAGAGAGTGAAGACATGCAACGTAAATATCCCCTATTCGTTAATCATTTAAAAACATTTAAGTATGTGACATTAGATTATAATCAATCAAATAACTTTGGTTGTTTAGACCCGATCGTCTTTTTAAATGGGATTGAAGCCAATGAGATGTTGAAATCTGTATTTGATGAAATTAAATCATTTGAAAATTATCATCATATTGAAACAGCGATACATCAAGCGATTTCAGATACGATAGACGAACGTGAAAACGGTGAAACCGTTGGTTCACTTAGCGTGATAGAAAAGCTACAAAACCATGATGATGAAGCTGTACGTAATGCGGGTGATTTGTTGTATCAAAAAACACAAAATAATATTTTAAAGTTGGTATTTGGTAATGGCGAAAATCCAGCATTAAATATTGAAGAAAAGATAACGATATTACAGGTTAAAGGCTTGGATATTCCCAAAGCAGATGATGACCCTTCAACATATAGTACAAGTGAACAAAACGGCATTACATTAATGTTGTTAATTGGTAAATTCTTACAAAAATTTGGCTCACGTAGACAAATTCAAACGACCATATTTATTGATGAAGGTTGGGCGTTTAGTGCGTCACGTCAAGGTAAGAAAGTAGCGAAAGGTATTAAACGTATGGGTCGATCTGAAAATAACTCGCTTGTTTTCATTACTCAATCTGTTAAAGATAAGGCCGACGAAGACGGCGGTAACTTTGGCTGTCATTTTGCGTTTGATGAAAAAGATGAACGCGAGGATATCTTAAAGTCTCTTGACTTAGAATATTCAAAAGAAAGTCCTGAAAACATGGAAATGTTGAAAGACTTGAAGAAAGGTCAATGTATTTTCAGCGATTTCTACGGACGTGTAGGCAAAATGGCTGTACATTGTCCATTTGAAGAAATGACAGAAGCATTTAGAACACAAGAAGACTCGGCAAGTTCAAAAGCAGAAGAAAAATTTGCGATATAGAGGTGATTTATATGACGGTACTACCTATTTTATTTTATGTTGTTGGTTTACCTATTGCGCTTGTTTATGGTTATTATTATGTTCAATTAATGCGTACGATAGATGAACATATTAAGAAAGAAGCACGTTATGTAAAAAATATATGTAGAAAATTTAATATTGATACATCGTATTTTAAATTAAGATTAAACGCACATGCTTTTAATCATTGTATTAAGAAGGTGAAATAAACGATGATGCATTACATTATTTTAATTAGTTTTATTATTGTTCTTTTAGTTTCTACGAAACTGTTCAAAAAAAGATATAGATATGCGCAGTTGCGAGAACTTGAGGCACATAAAGCTGAAATGGCAAAAATACATGAATGGCATAAAAGTTTAGAAGCCAAACAGCGATCAGAAAAAATCGATATTATTCTTGAAGCTTTAGAAAGACATGAATATAGGAGTGATAAACAATGAAAATTGTAGACTTTTTGTTTAAGAGTAAATTTACTAATGGAGTCATTGTTGTTTTTACTACAATCATGTTATTACTTTATTTAATGATATGGTTAACTTTTCATATATTGGCTATGGTTTCTGTTGTGCTAGCGATACAAGACATTGCCATTAATGGAAAAGATGCATTTATTAACCTCTATGTAGGTGTTTTATGTTTAGGTATGTATCTACTCTTATTTTGGATGATAAATGCCCTCTTGCGATTTACTTTTGATATTAAAGGTTTGTTTATGACGATTAAAAATAATACATTATTATTGTTTAATAAAAAGGTAGTAAAGGAGTGAAGATATGGCAATGAATGAGATTGCTTTATTTAAAGGTGTGCGTATTCAACCGTATTTTAAACATATTGATTTTATCTTTGCGGGTGTATTCGCATTTATCTTTTTGGCTTATCGTACGTTTAGATTATGGCAAGATTATATTAGACAACAAAAAGCATTAGATGTGGTTGAAGTATATCAGTACTTTAAACCACATTTTTTATATCTTGTGATTGGTACAGTGATTATGTTTTTAATTGCGAAATTATTTTCACAATTTGTTTTAAGATTTCGTGAAAAAGATTTAGCTGAAATGATTGAAACCCAAGGTTTCCATAATCGTACAGTGATTAAGAAAACAACAGAGTACTTAGATATTGATTATAAGAAGACAGAATATGATTACTATCCTACGCTTTTTTATAAGCGTAAACGTAAATCATTTATGATACATGTAAAGAAAGACGGTTCCCGTTTTCAAGACCATTATTTAGAATTAGAACAAATCATCGAACCCATGTTTAACTGTGAGCTCGTAGAGAAACGTCATATAGGGCGTTACCTCAGATATGAGTTTATGCCTCTTAAATATAAAAAGCGTATCGTTATGGAAGGCACAGAGGCACCAGAGACAACTTATTACGATACCAAGATTTATATTACGCATCAAATCCTTTGGGATTTTGTGAAAGCACCTCACGCTTTAATTACAGGTGTGACCGGTGGCGGTAAAACGTATTTCTTATTTTACATGATTAGAGAGTTATTTAAACGTAATGCAGAAGTGCGATTATTAGACCCGAAAGTATCTGATTTATCATTTATGAAAAATGTGATCGGTACTGAAAAAGTGGCAGATACAACCGGACAAATCTTTAAACAACTTAGAGAAGCAAGTGAAGAAATGGAACGCCGTTTTAGAATGATGAGTGAAAGCGAACAGTATAAATTAGGTAGTAACTTCAGAAATTTTGATTTACCACCCTACTTTGTGATTTTTGATGAAGTGACGGCGTTTACTTCTACTTTAGATAAAAAAGAACTTCAAGAAATGAATGATTATTTAATTAATATCATTATGAAAGGTCGTCAAGCTGGTGTATTCATGTTCTTAACAGCACAACGACCAGACGCAGATGTGATTAAAGGTAATGTACGTGACCAATTAGGTTTGCGTGTATCAATGGGTAATTTGTCAGCTGATGGTTACCGTATGACCTTCGGTCAAACAGATAAAGTATTCCAACCTATTCATGAGTCAGATATTGGACGTGGTTATATTTCAATACTTGGACAATATAATGAACCGATTTTATTTGATGCGCCACTCATGGAACAATATGACTTTGTAGAAGATGTGAAACAAATATTAAATAAGGAGTGATAATATGTATCATTATCGTTATGATTTTAAATTATATGAACAAATGGCTATGCTTACATGGCAAGGAATAGTTGAATTATATAGAAATTTAATGTATCAAACAGGTGATAAAGTTTTTATTACTTATGAAAATAAAATAATCGCTTATGAGGCTTTATCAAAATTAATGTGTGAACTTGATAATTTTGACGAAGTATTTAGAAAAAATCCCCTTATAGATGCGAAACGATATTTGTTAGATGTTAAAGAAGGTCTTAGAAGGTGTATAGAGCATCTTAATCGTGAAGGTATTACTAAAGAGTCTGCACCACTTATGCATCAGGAATTAAAATCAATGTATGAAGAAATTATCATGCGTTTAGTTGCAGGTAGAGATTATCAAATACAAGAAAGCGATATTTTGTAATTTAGTGAGAGAGAGCGATAAATAATGAATAAAGAACAAGTAGAAAAATTAATTAAGATACATCGTCAAATTGAAAAACTTTAAATAAGGAGTGATTGAATGAAGTATAAAGGACTCTATCTTTTATGCTTTTTAATTTTGCCTCTGTGTCTTGTCGTGGGGGCAACAGCTTACGCTGTTTCTAATCCAGTAGGACAACCGACAAATGCGGTAAATGCGAAAATTGAAAAGTATAAAGTGGATAATAAAGCCGATGGCGATATTGATTTAGATCGATATCGAGCCCTCTTTCATAAAGAATCAGATTGGAACCCATTTGGTAAAGATGAAGTAGCTGAGACAGTTAATAATGTGACAAATTTTTTCTTTGAGATTAATAAATTGATTGTAAGTATTACTGATTATGGTATAGAGAATTTATATCAATTGGATGTATTAGATGATTTCGCAGATAAAATTGGTCAATTTGTGGGCGATATTTATCAAAAGTTATTAAGTAATATTGTGATGACATTGTTTATTATTATTTGTTTGAACGCGTTTATTATTTACTCTGTCAAAGGTAATATGGCAGAGGCATTAAAACGTGGTTTCTTAATTTTTTGTTTAATTGGCTTTGGTGTGGGTGTACTCGCCAATGCAAGTTTTATTATTAAAGGTACAAATAATGTTGGTAAAGGGCTCAATAATGTCATTATGAATAGTACAAGCGCAATTAATGGCAATGTTGATTATACAAATGAAAATTCAGGGATAAATAAAATCCGTAACCAGTATTTTGATATGACATTATATAAACCCTATTTAATTATGAATTATGGTACTGTAAATGAAGACGCAATCAAAAAGAAAGATAACAAGCGTATTGATGATATTTTAGATATCAAAGTTAAAGATAAAGATTCTGAAAGCAAACGTAATAAAGAAGTTGAAGAAGAAATAAAAAAACATAATAATTACGCTATGAAACAAAGCCGTGTGTTTGCGCAGCTTGGCATTGCGATGTTTACGTTAATCATCACAATTTCTGTATCTGTCATTTTCCTTGCGATTAGTTTTGCGAAAGTCATATTTTCAGCTTTCGCCCTATTTCTATTTTTATTCTTAGTATTTAGTTGGTTATTAAGCTTTTTACCTAATTTAGAATTATCTGTATTTAAAGCGTTAGCGCGTACATTAGGTTATATTATTTTAAGTACGTGTGTATCGTTTTTATTTGTGGTGATTGGCTTAAGTATTGATATTGCGGACGCAGTTATTAAACCGGAAAGCCAACAGGCTTATTTTTTAAATGTGATTTTCTTAATGATTGTTTTGTTTGTATTGTATAAAAAGCGACGTGAAATCATTGATTTTGTGACACGTGGTAATTTGAGTTTATCACCTCAAACGATTGGTGAAGAGACAATCAAGAAAGGACAAGATGAATGGAATAAGCGACGTAAAAAGCAGTCTGAAGATAAACAACAAAAGCGTGAAAATCAACGTGATAAGCCAATGCCTGTATTTATTGTAAATCAAGATGATAATAACAAACCCAAGCGGAATCAACAACAAGAGGTATCACATTCAACAACGCCTAATCAAAATATTAAACGACGTAATCAACAAGAAGAGATGCATATGTCATCAAATTCAGACGGTTCTAATACATCATCGCGTCATGATTTACAGAAATCGAAACAATCACAAGAAGATCAAGGTTTACAACGTGAAGTGAAGCGAAATACGGAGATTAAACGCAATCCTCAACAAGATATGTCTAATTATTCTAATTTATCAAGACCACCCAAAGAGATATCACGCACGAGTCAAACGCCAAATGAATTAAGCTCAAATACAAGAGAGGTTCAATCATCTTACGATAAAGATATTGAAAAACGACGTATTCAAAATCATCAAACGCATCAAAATCAACATCATTCAAATACAAATAGTGATCAATATAGACGTAGCGCACAGCATAATAATAAAAACGAGGCAGAAAAGCGATTAAAAGAACAAAAGGACATTAGTAAACATGGTAAATAAAAAAGAAGTTGCCAAACAAGTGATACAACATACGCCTATCGGCGTAAAGTTACGATTACTTAAATGGATTTTTATTGCGTTGTGTATTGCCTTCTTTTTATTTCCAGTTATATTGTTACTTGTATTTAGTCCAGAGAAAGAAGAAGAACAAACAGATGGTGATGTTGTATGTGAAGGTGGTCATGTTGAAGATAAAGGTATTGCGGTATTTAACAAAAATGCCAAAGGTGGTGCATTAGATGGGAAAGGCAAAACAATTGTGAAAATCGCTGAAAAGCATAAAATACCACCTAATTTATTTATGGCAATTATTGCGTCTGAGTCTGAATGGGGTAAAGGTATGAATGCGACAAAACAAAAGAACCCCCTATCCATTATGGGAAACGGGCCATTAAAAGTTTATAATTCGGTTGAAGACGGTTTAAATGCGGGTGCTAAAAATTTGTATGATTTATATATCAAAGAAGGCTTAACAACGCCTGATAAGATAGGACCTAAGTATGCGCCTGTAGGTGCATCTAATGACCCTAGTAATATGAATAAACGTTGGATACCAACAGTTACATCAATTATGAAAGAATTAAGTGATAAAGATAGTGCTGTATGTAAATCTAAAGGCGGTAAAGACATTAAATTTGATGGTAAAATTCCAAAGTGGAGCGATTCAGACCCAGGAAAAAACAATTTATATACAGCAGGACAATGTACGTGGTATGCCTATGGTATCCGTCAAAAGATGGGTAAACCTATATCTACGTATTGGTTCCATGCGCAATATTGGAACGATAGAGCGAAAGAAGAAGGTTATAAAGTGAATACGAAGCCCGCAGTTGGTGCGTTAATGATTGCGGAGCCTGGACCTGGTCCGGCTGTGACGGGTCATGTGGCTGTAGTTATTGGTGTCAAGGACGATAAGACATTCACAGTCACTGAAATGAATATTAAAGGTCCTTATATTGTGTCACAACGAGAGATGAAAGTAGAGCCCGGGATTAGTTTTATTCATGATAAGGAGTAGATGAAATGAAAACAAAACTAGTATTGTTTTTAATTGTATGTGTGTTAACGATCGGTGCTTATTTTTTAGGGCATCAAACAACGAAACAACAAATTGTTGAACAAAAAAGTGAAGTTAGACAGTTAAAAGATACATTACAACATGAAAAAGAAACCAATGAAACATTGAATAAACGAGTGCAAAGACAATCTAAAACAGTCATCGCAGATGAAGAAAAACAAATCAGAGAAACAGCACATCGATTTACAACCGAATTATTCACGTTGAAAAAAGGTGAATCATTTAAGCAGAAATCAAAAGTATTAAAGCCAATGATTACGCAAAAATACTATGATGAATTGTTTAGTGATGGCAGAGAAAAGTTTAGTATTTTTGATGATGTGACAGTGAGCAATATGCATGTCTATTTTGAACAATTTGACCCAAAGAAAGATAAGTATAAAGTGTTTGTGCAATTTGATGAGCGTATAGATACGGAAGGACAAAAAGAAGTGGAACATCGTAAAACATCTATACAACTTGATTTAGTGAGAACCAATGATAAGTGGTTAATAGATAATGTACAACGCTTTAATTTACAGAAAAACGGACGTGGATAAAATATAAAATAATGATATAATTTAATAAAAAGGAGATGATTATATCATGACAAAAAGATTTTTATTAATAACATTTATTCTAATCCTATCTGTAGCATTAATCGCATGTGGTAAGAAGTACGATAAAGAAATTGATGAAGTTTCTAAAATTGAAGAGAAAAAAATAGAGAATTGGAAAGATTCTGATTTTCGTAAGTATAAACGAGATACTACTAATATTTATGTATATGAAGATGGGAAAGTAATTACATTAACATATAAATTCAAAAAGGATAGTGATATTCTGACAACTGATTTATACCGTAAAAATGAAACAACAGGCAAGTATGAAGAAGATGATAATGTGAACAAAGAGCGTTATATGAAAGAACATGAACCAGATTATAAAGAAGAAAACTTAAAAGAATAGACAAAAGCAACTCCCAGAGCATCCTACAAGCTTTGGAGTTGCTTTCTTTTAATATCTTTTCCTATTATATTTTATAAACGATGTTTAAAAATGTAAAGGAGAAGATAGAAAATGGCTAAAAAGAATACACAACGAAAGAGAAGAGTTCCAGTAGATTTAGACACGCGTTTAGCAATTGCGAAATATCTTGATGACGGATTAACTATATTACAAATAGCGAATATATTAGGTAGACATCATAATGTGATTTATTATGAGTTGAATCATCGTTCTCAAAAAGATGGCACATATGACCCTGTAAAAGCACATAAAATGGCTAAAGAAACTAAGAAAATGCCAGAAAAAAAGAAACAAGAGATGCGTGCATTAAATCCTGCTATAAAGAAATATATTGAACAGAAATTGTCTTTAAAGTGGTCACCTAGACAAATTTCTTCAGAAATGGAAAATGATATTGGATATTACGTCAGCTTCTCTACTATATATAGATATATTAATACTGGACAAGTGAGAGTAAATAAAATAAAAGATATGCGCCGAGGTGGAAAAAAGTATACAAAAACCACTGAAGAACGTGGCAAAATTAAAGTAGGTCAGCATCGTACAATAAGTAGTCGGTCCAATAGAAGTAGTAAAACGTGAAGAATTTGGGCATTATGAAATAGATACTATTTGGAGTAAACGTCCCTCTCGATATTGCTTATTAACGATTTTAGAACGTAAAACGAGATTTCTATATGCGAAAATTTTACCTACAAGACGTTCTGATGTTGTATGTTCAACAATTGTAGACATATTGCGACAAGAAAATGTTAAAACGATTACGATTGATAGAGGTAAAGAATTTGCGAAGTTTGAGTTAATTGAACGTGCGTTGAATTGTTCAGTTTATTTTAGCGATCCAGGTTGTCCATATCAACGTGGTTCTATAGAACAGGTAAATGGGTTATTACGTCAGTATTTTCCTAAAGATACAGATTTTGTAAATGTTTCTGATATAGATGTAGAAATAGCCGTTCTTCAAATTAATCAGCGTCCACGAATGAAGCAAAATTATAAGACAAGTGAATATATGAGAATGTTAGAATATAATTAGAGACGCACATAACCCTAATGACCTTACTTTTTAGTGATTGTGTTCTGTAAGAACCTATCGCTAAAAATAAGGTGGTCTAAGCGAGCGTTTAGGCGCGAGTGCGGAAGTGAAAAGGCGTTGGCATAATGTATAAGGAATGTATATAAATATTATAATTGTAATCCTTTTCTTGAATAGCGGTTTTGTGATATAATGTTAGTGATAATAACCTACTTATATATCTTCTATTTGTAACCTTTCTTTATAACCATGAAAATTTATTTAAAAATTTTTTCAAAACCTCTTGACACACTGCATATCAAAATCTTGTTGGTTTTTCTTCCAATCGTTAAAATCTAGATATGATTCCTCACTCGCTTGCATCCAATAATTAAAGTTTTTAACCAAAACACGGAACATTGTTCCTTTTTGCGTAGCTTCATTTACTCTTTTTTGTAAAAATTCTTCGATTTGCTCTTTCAAGTCGTCATTCTCATTAATTAAAGGGTTGCTTTTAGCCCACATTGATTTATCTTGCCACTCTTCTTCATGATCTTGTTCGAAGATAATAGCGAAATATTGGTCGTCAGTATAACTCCCAGCTAATATTTCTTTAGCGTAAGGCCATTCATCCGTATACATAGGTGCATTAAGATTAAAACCAGCAGTAGAAATGATAAATATCAAACTTTGCAATAAGTTACCTTGACCTGATTGTATCAATTCAAGCATTTCATTAGTTTTGGCAGCGTGATATTCGTCAATAACAGCTAGAAAGGGCTCGAATCCATCCACTGCACCTGTATCTCTCGATAAAGGCATTACATAAGAGCTGTCTTTTTTATTTTGGAGCAGCTCTCTTACTCTTTTTACATCTTTTTTGAGTTCTGGCACTTGAGAAACAAAGTATAATAACTGTTTCGCTACCATGTTAAATACGATACTAGCTTGTTTTTTATCATTTGCAGCACAAAATATTTGTCGTCCTTCGGAAGGTTCGTTATCAAACAGAAATGAATATAAAACAAGCCCACTGACTAATAATGATTTTCCGCCTTTACGAGCCATAGAAATAAATGCCTTATTAAAACGTAAATAATTATCTTCATCAAACCAACCACGTACCATTGAAATTATAAACTTCTGGAACATCGCCAATTTATGAAACTTACCTTTTGTATCAGGTAAAATTTCTATGAATTCAATGACTTTTTTAGCTTTCTTAGGCTTATAGATATAATGGAAACTATCGTCATTCTCTATTCTTTGTAAATCTCTTAAATGACGTATGCATGCTAGTTTTGTATATTCGCTTGTAATAAAGGTTCCAGACAATACCATAACACAATATTTATATGCATCATCTTTGTATTTTTCTGGTACATCTAACAATTTTTCATATTCACGACTTAATTTCACCTTACTCATCGTCATCAACTCCAAAACGATCATAGATTGATTGCTTTTGTTCATTAGGCGTAGGTACAACTAATTTCATACGACTATCAATTGTCATTCCTAACTGCCCACATATTGATTTTAATTCTTTTAAACCATCCATATATGTGAAATATTGAGGAGTGCGCTTAGTTCCAGCATCATTAACACTTCCGTGTTTCATTATATGTCTGTAGGCTTCATCCGTGAGTGCGACCAATTGACAGTAACGTTTGATTCTGTCGTAATCTAGCTCTGCTATGGGTAGTTGTTCGAGCAAAGGTACAATCCTTTTCCATTCTTTTTTTCCTTCTTTAGTTAAATCACTTGGAATGCTTGAAACGTTCACTTTCTCAAATTGATTGAGTCCATTTTCTTTTAATTCCTGAAACTCTAAGTCTTCTTTATTGTGATTGCCTACTTTTGTTGCGTTTAATTTACGAGGTCTAGCCATTTTACCACCTCCGAACTGGCCTTTTAAATTAATAGTTTCTAGAATTTGGTTACGAAAAAGGTATCGAGCGATTATACTCTATCCTCTTTATATAGGGGGTATTTCGCCCCTCCCCTTAAATTCTAATGATATTTATCCTCTTTTTCTTATCGTCGCTCTGTGAGCCTCTATGTGGCATTTAGCGCACACTGTCTCTAGGTTATCCATATCCAATCGCTTATCCCAATCATCTTTTAATTCAATTAAATGATGGACGTAAAATCTTTCCTTAGATTCAATTGATTTAACAACCCCTTTTCTAAGACAAGATTGACATAAATATTTATCTCTTATAAGCACCTGTTTACGTTTATTGCGCCAGGCTTTCGACTTATAAAAGTCTGAATATTTTTTATCGCTGGTAAACCTCACACGTTGGTTATACCTCTTAGCACTCTCTTGCCTCTTAGACTCTTTGTGATGATTGTATTCATTTCTTGTCATTGTTTTATTTCCTATTCGAATCTTTGGTTGAATAAATGACATACACATCAACTTCTTTCACTATAAAAAAGACAAACAACAAACGAATGTTGAATGTCTGGTGATTATGTTTTGTTATTTTATTTGAAGATATGATCTCTTCGATAAATCAATTATACTAATTTATTTTACTTAACCAAAATAGTGTTCGTTTTGTTCGTTTTCGTCAAATGACCTATTCACAAAAAACTCTATTATCCTTTCATAATGCTCGTAAAAATTAGTACGCTTCATGTTAAGAAGAACCATTATCCTTTGCTTACTTTCCCCTTGCTTAAGCAGTTGAAGTATATGGTAATCTCTACGATTAGTTATCTTATGCTCATGATTATCTATTAAATTCATTTGGTCAATAAGTTCTTGTGTCTTACGATATTCTTTATCATTTCTTAGCACACGTACTAACACTTTATCACCGGTACCACCATGACTTTTAGGCATTGCAGACTCTATTCCATATTCCCCTATAGACGTGCTGTCATATTCATATACTTGTGTATCTACAAGTCTACGCATCCAATTATAATCCGTAATTAGTTGAATAATTTCTTGTTTTCTATCAGCTCTTTCAGCCTTACTAATTGATTTAGACATCAACTACCTCCTACTCATAAATACGAAAGAATTTATCTTTTGACATTACATCGTATTTGTATCCACCTGTATTTGCTTCGAAGTATCGATAGAAGATAATACCTGTATCATAAGTTCCTGTATCTGTTTTAATGACTTCTTCCCCGCGTCTATTAACAATTAGTTCAACCCCTGTAAAATGATAACCTATAAATTCACACACTTCTTCAAAATTCTCATATCCATTAAATTCAATATATTCTACTTCCCTTGGTTTCTCTGTAGCTTTTTTAATCATATCGTCAGCTCCTTTTTTAAATTTTTCGAGATACTCTAATGCAAGTTTCTCAGTTGACTTAGTTCTATCAGGCTTTTCAAACTGTTGAAGACTCCAACTTTGTACCAACATTTTATCTTTTGAAATAACATCTCTTGTTAATTGCCTAATACCTAATTGTTGTACAACAATTACTGCTAGCAAGATAAGTACTATTCCAACAACAATAATCAACATCGTCATCTTTATACCTCCTACTTCATCAGCTTCTTCACATAATCTTCTCCACGTTCATCAAATATGTGACCAACAAGCACACTTAATGAATAGTGAAGTAACTCATTTCTCTTTTGCAATAATGTATTGTGTATCAGTAACACTATTGATAGCAGTGATAGTATTATAATTAATCCTATATACATCACTTATCACCCAACCTATCATTAGTTAATTTTTTTGCACCTTCGTAAATTAAAATTGTTACCAGTGTGTGTAGAATATATTTCATATGATCACTCCTTGTTTAATATTTCTTTAACCTTTTGTAGTATGTCATTACTACTAGAATCCTGATGAGCCGAACCCTTTTTCTCCACGCTCTGTCACCTCGCTAAACTCATCGACAACTTGTAATTGTGGTGTAACAATAGGCACGATAACTAGTTGAGCTAACTTGTCGCCTTTGTTTATAGCGTATGAATTTGGTACTTGATATAATTCTTCAGACGCATTACCTTTAATATCAATCAAACCAAAACCACTAACTAATGCATCACACGGCACGTCAATATAGTCAGCATCATTCTTAATATTAATCTTCATATTTCCTGTGAATCCCGCATCAATCTTACCTGTTTCAACAACTAGATGTGTCTTGCTACTCACACCACTTCGGCTAGTAAGTAATCCAACGTAACCTTTAGGAATATTCACGGCTATGTCAGTCGCAATTAACGCTTTCTCTTGCGGTTCTAGTGTGATTGTTTCTGCTGCGTAAATATCAAAGCCTGCGTCTGTTGAATGATTACGTGTTGGTAAAGTTGCATTTTCTGATAATAATTTAATTTGTAATTGATTCATTTATTTGTCCTCCTCATTCCATTTACTGCCTTCCTTAACTAATCCACGTACAGTTAATTCATGACTCAACCTATATTCGTTATCTCCCTCTTGATACCACACATCAGCTAGGTATCTACCGAAAGCATCTGCTTGATACGTCTGCACATATACGTCCTTGCCTAGCACTGCACTCGTGGTAAATGCTTTCGCTTCGTTGTAATTTGCTTGCCCACGCTCTGGTGTATCCACACCGAGCAATCTAACCTTGCGTACCGTATGTGTGTGGAATCCTAGATCAATGCGCATCTCAATCGTGTCACCATCAATCACACGTAATACTTTGGCTTTGAAAATGTATAGTTTATTGTTTAAGGTCATTTACATTTGCCCTTTCTAAATCGTGTAGTAGGTTATCGAATTCATTCGTGCCGTCTAATGCGTCCATTTCACGCAACTCGTAAGCTACTTTATTGCGTTCTATCGAGTAATATTTATCTTTTCGAATTTTGGCATTCTCATGCAATAATATGAAACTTCTTATTTTCCTTTCTTTCCAGTCCTGCCATATCTTTTTATAATCGACTTTAGCCATAAAAATCTAATCCCCTTTCAAAATCAATCATCAGTTCTTTTAATAACAATCTACAACGTTTTAATTCAGCTTTTGTCGGTCTCTTGCTTTTGTAATCCCACTTGCTCTTATCAGCATTCTTCTCTTTCCATTCTTGATAATCCATTTCCAACTGAATTAATTCCTTGTACTTATTCATCAAGTAAAATATCATCATTTCGTTTTTCATCTCTTATCACCTCATATGTTTTACGGAATATATCCGGTTTTACTGCATAGAATTCACCATGTACACCTTTAACAATATAATCATTCACTCTAGCCTCTAAATTTCCTTCTAAAGTTTTTATGATTAAATATTTTTGCCACTTTGATACACAATACCTAACTTGACCGTTAGACCACCCCTCTATATACTCTGCACTTTCTATATCTGTGAATTGAACACATTCAACTTCTACCGGTTTCTTTCTAGCTTTTTGAATCATCTTTTAGCACCTCATCTAGTTTATGACGTAAGTTGATGTACCACGTGTTATGACTGACTGATAACTTATAGTTGATGTGGCGAGTGAATAAATCCACCACATCGTCTAGTTTTCGTTTGTATTCATCACGTTCTGCACGTAACTTTGCGATGTCCGCGATAAGTGTGTCGCGTTCTTGTTTGTACGAGTCACGTTCATCTTTAGTAGCCCAATACATTTGTATCACTATGCTCGCAAATCTCCCAGGGTTTTCCGAAAATTTATTAACTATAAACTTCACATTTTTACTAAGGTGTTGAAATTCTTCTAGTTTCATTCCACCATCCCCCCATCTTTCCATAACAACGTCATAGTCATATCGTCGTTGAGCATGTAGAAGGCTTTGGGATCGTACAATAAATCGTCTAGAGAATCGTCTAACACTGTTTTTATAGATTTATTTTCATTCAAAAATACAGTTGTATCATCATTGTATTCTGTCACCTCTATTAACATAGGTATCACAGTATCTTCTGCAATTTCTTCTTCTACTTCGACTTCTACCAAATTATTGTTAATTCTATTTATTTTGTTGTTATCGGATTTTAGTTTTATACAAAGTTCAAAATCTTTTCCATTTTTAGTACTTTGCGTTATTTCATTAATTGCAGCATTTTCAATTAAGAATTGTACAAATTCTTTTTGTGTCATCTCTACTTTTCGTTTAATCTTTACCATTACTTGTCCTCCTACATATCAAATATACTAATCTGACTGCCTAACTCCTCTGCATACATCAGATTGTGTATCGCCTTGTATTCGTTAAATTCTGCATATGTGAAAAAGTCATCAATATGACTGAAGTGTGATTGCGGGAAACCACGCATTTTATAGCCTCCATTGGTTTCCCGTACGATCATTACTTTTTCTTCAGCACTGTTGTATAAGTGGAAACTATTCATGTTTTAAGTCCTCCAGTATCTCGTCAAAAGTCTGAATCCCTCTGCTCTCTGTAATTTCTAAAATCACGCCATACACATATTGATTGATCGAGAACTCTTGTCTGTCCTGCTCTTTAGATATATGACCTGTACCTTGTCTAATATCTGTACATTGGACATATACTTTAGGCATTGCATAAATAGGCGTACTTAATCTTGATAAATCCTTAAGCATGTACTGTACGAATCCCATTTCACAAATAGTACCTTGATTGTGTGGTAGGTAATCGAATATTAGGATTTGACTACTCTGCATACCTAACGTGTCATTCAATACAATTCGTTCTGCTAAATTGTCTTGATTTGCATTATCTTTATCATTAATATCTTTATCATCTTGTGGGGCATAAACTTTGTAACCTAATTTAGTCAATTCTGCTTTTTCATATTCACGTCGCATTTGGTCACCTAGATCTAACATGCCACCGCCTAAATAGACTTGTTTCATCGCCTATCCTCCTGCAACCAATCACGATAACGTGATGCATAATCTATGATTTTATTTAATTCGTTTACTTCATCATCTTTGTAACCTAAACGGTCAATGTATTTACTTATCTGTGATTTAAACGCCCCTCTTAATTCATCAGGACTGTATCTTTCGCACCAATAATCAATAAGGTCTGATTTCCCTGCGCCATAATGACTTGGACGTTTATTTTCGAATAATTCAAAGTCATCTTCATCAGTAATCGTTTCAATCCCATGCGCACAATGTAACTTTGCCCATCGTTTATCGTTTGGCATTTCTCTTACATAACCTTGTATTGGATATGCATTGATGCCGTCAGTTTTGTGTTTGTAATCCACATAAGCTATAACTTTATCGCCCAATTTTAATTCTTTGATTTTCATAACTTCACGCCCTTTTTCTCCATTAATTCTTCAGGAGTTGCACCGTTACGCAATCTGCTATTTACAACCTCGTATCGCATATTTAATAATTTAGCTAACTGTCTTACCGACACTACGTAACCGTTAATAATGAATTCACGTGAATGATCACCAGGTATTTTAGGTAATTTCTTTTCTTTTGGTTTAGCAGGATAACGTTTAATTTCTTTCTGCTTCACTGGTACGCGGGCAAATTCACATGAACTGTAGTATGCTCTGCTTGCTGGCACCGACTGCGGTACTGTTTTAAGCCATGGTTTAGCTTCTCTTTCAGCTTTATATTTTCTGTAGGCTTGTTCCATTTTCGATTTTTCGAATTCATCATGAGATGTTATTGTTGGTTTCTCTCCATTTCGATGTAAAGCTAATACTGTATGCATATTAATCACCTTCTATTTCATTAATTATTAATACTGTGCGTGCAGTCTCTGCATATTTTTTGAATGTTCTGATTTCATAAATCAGTGTGTCGTCCACCCATAATAAATTGTTACCTGCATCTAATATCGTCTTAAGTAAATTATCAATATCAGGCTTTATAGTGTGAGGATTTCCGATACATGCTTCTTTTTTATACTTCGGCCACGACTTACTAGGTTTAAAGTAAAATTCAACCGTTAGTCTTATTGGCTTATCTATCATCAAATGTGGTAGTTGATCAGCTACAAACTTTTTATGCTTCACATATGGTGCAGGCATATAAGTATGCCCACCACCACTAAATCTAGGTCTCGATGACCCTTTCGGATTACCAAGATTTCTATCATTTTCCAGGTAAAAAATTTCTATTCTAGTTTCTGTCATGTCTGCTCCTTTGCTCCATATCAGCCTCTTGATATATCAATTTAGACTTTTCGTCATAGTGATCAAAAAGTGACAACTCATTTCGTTCTAGTAACCTTTCTACCGCCCAACCCAACTGCAACATTTTAAGCCTCATAAAATTATCTTCTTGGTAATCTTCTGTGTATAACAACCTCAACAACTCTTGAAATTCTAAGATGCTCATGTGAAGAACCTTTGCGTAGATTTGTAATATTCAAAATTAACGACACCAGTTTCCCCGTCTTTGTTTTTAGCGATGTTCACTTCTAAATCTGATTTATCGTTATCTAGATGATCATCACGGTTATAGTAATCATCTCGGTACAACATGAATATCATACTTGCGTCTGCCTCAATGCCTCCAGATTCTTTCAAATCACTCATCATAGGGCGTTTATCATTTCTAGACTCTACACCCCTATTTAGTTGAGAAAGCAGCACTATGACGCTCCCTGTTTCATTTGCGATGATTTTAAGGTCACGACTTATCTTCTCTACATCAACTCGTCTGTCATTCGTCGGTGTATCTGATTGCATAAGTTGCAAATAGTCGATAAATATCACTTGTGGTTTGTCTGATTGCTTTGAGGCTTGTTCTCTAATCCGCGCTGGTGTTAATGAACTTTCGTCAAAAATGTTAATGTTGGCTTGTTTGATTTTATTGAGCCCGTCCATAACCTTATTTGTTGATTCAGGGCTTAACTCATTCGGCCTTTTAATATAAGTCAACGGCACACCCTCAATCATCGCGACCATTCTTTCGATTACTAAATCCCCAGTGGTTTCAAGACTGAAAAATGACACTTCATATCCAGCTTTAGCGATGTTCCACATTGTATTTAACGCAAATCCAGTCTTACCCATTGAAGGACGCGCAGCAATCACATTCAGTTGACCTTTTTCGAAGCCATGTATTTTGTAATCAAGTAAACCGTACCCTGTCTTAATAATCTCTTTAGGTTTTTCACTCAACACAGATTCCATAACTTTAGCAAGGAAGTCGTCAGTCTTGTTCGTCTGTTCGATATTCAATCCTTTCAATTCTTCCAAATCGTCTAAAAGTTGCAACATGCTCGTCTTATCAGGTTTTGCAGTGAAGTCATCTACTTTTTCTATAGCTTTTCTAGCTACATAGTCGTTCAATAGATTGATTTGGTCTTGCATGAAGAATATTGGGTCTGTACCGTCAGACTTAGCAATCTGATTAAACCTTTGCACATTCACGAAATCTTTATCGTCTCTGCACTTGAAGTAGATTTCGTTTGCGTTGATATGACCAACTTCTCTGATGTAATCGATAATCGCTTTTACATCATTATCTTCAAACATTTCGGATTTTAATTTGAATTTACTGAATAAATCAGGGTGTTTCATCAAGTTACACAGTATTGCTTCTTCTGTACTCAAGCGATCAATCATTACTGCGCAGCTCCTTAATGAACGCTTGTCCTTTACGCTTAACTTCTTGCCACTTTCTAGCGTATTCAGGGTCATTCTCTAATTTGTACTGGTGTGTTTCTTCTAATGGTTTTTCTTTTATTTCAAATGCTTTAGGTTTAGTTGCTAACACGTCAGCTATGGTTGGTTTATATTTGCTTAGTTTTATGAAGTTTTGTAGCTTCTTCATAGATTGCTTGTAGTCGCCCTCTTTGGATAAAATATCAATCCATATATCAATCTTTCTTTCACTGAATGCCATATTATAGGTTTCGGCAATGACTTCGATAATGTGTAACGCCTCTGACTTTTTCATTCATCATCACCCAACTTTCTACGGTACTCTTCAATCGACGATTGTTTTTTAGGTTTAATTTTATTTAAGGCATCTTCTTTTGTTTTAACGCCTTCTTTTGCCCAGTTGTTTAACACTTGGATTAGGTAACCAACATGACTACCTTTTTCTTTAGTGTAGTCAGTTGCGACTTTTACAACTTCATCAGCATTCTTGCCAATATCATCAACTGCATATCCGATTTGTTCCATTTGGTAAGGTGTTATTGTATTGTCTAAGAAAGTGATGATGTAATTGATTGACTCTGCAAAGACGTCATTTTCTTTTTCTATCTTCTCTTTCTTATTCTTATATTCTTCTTCTTCTTCTTTTTCTTCTTCTTCTTCTGTATCGTTACGTAACGTTACGGTAACGTTACTCTCTAACAATTCTTGCTTTTTTCTTTCTCTATATCGTTGCTGACGCAATCTGTTTTTCTCATTATGTCTACTTTTGCTATCTAAACTTTGATGTTTCTCCCAATTTTTAACTTTATAAGCACCTTCTGAATCTTCAATCATTCCTAACTTAATAAACGTTTGTAAAGCTAATCTGATTGAGTTCAGTGGTCTATTAAATTCATTTGCTAACATTTCGTCATTGTATGGTAAACTCTCTGACAGCATAATGTAACCGTGTTCGTTATATTTGCCTGCAAGCGTTAATAACTTAACCCACACCGTGATGATCGTGTCACGTTCTGGGAGTGCTTCGATATATTTAATTTTGCTATCGTCGAACATTCCGACTTTTAATTTTATCCACGATACTTCAGCCATTTATCTTCTCTCCTTTCGTGTAAGATTCATACAGTAACCTAACTTTCTACACTCATATCATTAAAGTGAGATGCGCATTCATCACATATTGTTAAATTGTTATCATGCAACAATTGAAATTTAAACTGTTTTTCTGAGCAAACATCACAGTTTTCAATTTTGAGTTTACTAAGCACTTCCCTAATCTCCTCCGCCAAGATGACGATTAGGAGTGCTATTTTTATAACTTGTAATCTATTCAATTTAATTTCTCTCCTTTCAACATATCGTTTAACCTGCTATCTACTAAAACCCAACTATCGTGTAGGTGGTATTTATCGTTAAAGCTATCCATTCCTATGTTGTGCTGCTCTGTGTGATGCTCACGACATAACGCTAATACTTGGTTGCCGTAGTGATTTATCTTAGTTCTGTCACGCCCACGTCCTACCGCATATCTATGTGCTAAATCTGAATGAGGTTTCCCGCATATTACGCAATTGCGGTTCACAGTAGCCCAGTAGAGTTTTGACCTATCTCCCTTCAACAATTCACTCGTCTTGAAGCTGAGAGATATTCCATTTTCAAACACCCAATCCAATATGATGTCGATAATTTGCGAAGCTTGTGAACGAGTGCAATTACTCAGTGATATTGGGTCGTCATATCCGTGATATGTTCTTGCACATTCGATAAACATATGTCTCATATAGTCCATAGGTTGCCCTGTATACTCTTCTATATCTTTGACTAAAGCGAATATCTTACGGCGTTGTTTGCCGGTGATTTGGAACGGATCTACGACATTTACATCAACTTCTACATCGAATCCGTTATCAAGTAGCAGCGTTTCTTTATCGCCCAATTCAACACCCGAGATGACAACAGTTGTCATGCCGTCATCTTGAGTGATGTAGCTAGTAATTAATGGCATCTAATCACGTCCTAGAAAGGCAAATCGTCATCATCGATACTAGCGTTATCAAAAGGATTGTCTTGTGCTTGCCCTTGTTGTTGTTTAGGTTGGCCATTTGATTGACCTTTACTATCTAAAAACTCAACTCTGTTAGCAATGACACGCACTACTGAACGATTGTTACCTTCTTTGTCTTGGAATCTATCTTGTTTGAGGTTGCCCTCGATTAAAATCTTGCTCCCTTTACCACAGTAGTTATTGAGTAGCTCTGCCGTCTTACCAAAAGCTACGATGTCAAAGAACGATGCGTCATCCTTTTTGAATGGATTGTCTACTGCCATTGAGAAGTTTGTAACTTGTGTTTGTCCTGCTGGCTTTAGTTCTAAGTCTTTAGTGATTCTTCCTGTTAAAATTACTGAATTCGCCATTATTCAATTTCTCCTAACCATTTTTTTATTGAATTTCTAGTTTGGTTCATTTGGCTCTTGTCCAAAGAGTCTACATCCATATTTTTTAATTTATCTATTTGTTTTTGATATTTTTCGTACACATTACTTTCTGTAGCTATTTTGATGAATCTATCAGCTTCTTCTTTTACCAATTCTTTTAGTCTTTCTGAAGATGTAGAATACTGGCTTTGTTTTTGTTTAGCATCTGCGTCATCTTCATCTGTAGGAATATTGAAGAACTTCATTAAGAAATATCGTTCTGAATAAGTTAATGCTGTTCCATGTGCTTTCGAAACATCATCTTGTTGACCTACTGAATAGAATGTAACTTCCATTTGTTCATCAGGTTTATCTGCATTGATCCATGTATAAGTCAACTGCATTTCTACAACAAACTCTGATACAGTTACTTCACGCCCTGCCTTTTTATTGAATCTAGTAACTTCTATTTGCTTATAGTTTTCTTGCGTGGTACTAGGTACAAGCAATAGGCGATGTTCAATCATTTTATTTCTGATGCGGTGTAATACTTGCGAACCACTTACATAACTGTAGTTGTAACTTTTAGTGTCTTTAGTGAAGCCATCTATGTTCGCTTTAACATCTGCTATTTTTTGATATAAATTCAATGTTTCCACCATCTATAATTCCACCCTCTCAATTTCATCTGTTTCAGTGTGCGTGTGCTTGTAAATATTGTGTGTGGTAGTGTCGATTAGAACGTTTTCCATTCCATCGAATTTACGTGCATCACGTTTATCTGTTGAATATTTAATAGTTGGGTTAGCGTCTGTTGGACGGTTCGTTACATAAATGTCTAAATCTTTGTGCTTATAAAAGTAAGTAACTATTTTACTCATCGAAACCCTCCTAACAATTGATTCATAATGTGGTCATATTCATCTATGTTTTGTTCAATCCATGTCCGTGCATCTTGCGTTAAAAGGTCAATAGCACTGTCCATACCAGATAAATCACTTATTTTGATTTCACTGACCGTATTACCGTCACGATCTTGAATTGTTACATCGACACCGAATTCCGTTTTGGCCACGTACATATAGAATTTGAATCCATCTATCATGATTGTTTTCGAAAATTCTTGTCCTATTTCGTAATACATTTGCTTTTTCCTCCTTATTTGATATAATGAGGTCGGAATCTAATGTAGTACTCCGACCTCGACTGTTTGCTAGCCCACACTAGCATTCAGTCTTTTTTAATATTTTAATTACATATTTAGATGTGTAATAAGTTGTTACTACACTAGCTATTGCTACAAACACTGTAGTTGTAAAGTACGCCTCAAATGCGAAGGGCGTCGTCACTACGAGTGTTGTCATTATTGCGATTAACAGTGATATTACTTTCACCATAGCTCCGTCTCCCTTTTTAAAATCTTTTCTCTAATGAATCTCAATGCAGGCTTCACTTCGATGTAACGTTTGTTTCCTTTCCCAAAGCGGTACATGCATTCTTGTTGAAATTCACGATTGCTATATACGTGCTTTTCTAAGTCATTTCTAGAAATCCCGCTAACTTCAGTGAATGTTTTAGTGTCTGCAAATCCGATAAATTCCATGTTAGTCACCTCCTTATTTAATTTTTGTTGTGCTATACTTTTCTTATCTCCTTATGAAAGGAGGTGATAAGTATGTTTGAAGGAATGAGATATAACCCATCTGAATTTGCTGCTGCATATATTCAAACTTTGCCTCATTCGTTGAAACTTGATGATTTTGATACTGATGAAGAATACAAAGAATATCTTGAAAATAGACGTGAAACGTATTTTTATGAGTATCTAAAATCTCTTGAATTCGCTAAAAGTTTTTCTAAACGAGAAGATGAAACGATAGAAGAATAATGTGGTTGAATATCATTTATTTTTCTTTCTAACTTCCAAACCTTCCACGTCACAACTGCCATTGTGATGAGGAGGGTTGTTTTGTATAGTTTTTCCATAGCGTCCTCCTTTATGTTGGTTGTTCGATTGTGGGTTATTCTTCATCTAAATCAAAGTGTTGTTCGATTTGGTCAATAGCCCACTCAATCATAGATTCAAGATGTTGCTCCCTATCGACTTCATAAGTGTGTTCAATCTCTCCTGCATATGTCACAGCAAGAGTATCTTTGTGTGTATATGTTTGGCTTTTGTCTTCTTTAACTGCGTGGAGTGTTAACACAATATTGTTTAACTTTTCTTTTTGTTCTGATGTCATTAGTTATCCTCCTATATTTCAATTTCAGCTGGTCTAACATCTTTGATAAATTGGATTGCCAAATCTACATCTTTTCGTTTGATATGGTTATTAGGTGCGTTGCCTTTCATGCCTAAGTGCTTTTTAGTTTTAACTAATAATTTAGATTTAACTTTTCCTAATTGATGTCTGTATTCTTCTTTCGCTTTCTTGTTTGCTAATGCTTGTTCGTACACATCTCCAACTAAGAACTCATCGATTGTTACTTGAATACCAGCTTTACCAAGTATTTGTTCAGCTTTAGATTTGATTGCAAATTTGACTGCATCAATATCTTGTGGCGTCACATATTCACCCTCGAATTTATTGTTCAATTCATCTAATTTCTTATTGCTTACTTGTCCTGTAGAAATTAAGTAATCTAGTTTGTCGCTTACTAACTGTTCAATAAGTTGGTTCATATCATCTAATGAAGTAATTCCATAAGCACTTGCTAATTGATTATGTTGTCTTTCTACTTTGATGAAGTAACCTCTGATTTTTCTTCCTATTTCACTCCGTTGTATCATTGAAATTTCTTTTGCCATATCGAGTGTCATAATGTGGTCGAGTTGGTTATGCTCTCGTCCATGTGATGTTAATCTTTTTTGATTAACTTCGATGTAGTCAATGTTTTCTTCGAACCCATATCCAATCATTCTTTTAATCCAAATAGAATATTGAGTTTCAATTTGTAAACCCTTGTGTAATTCACGACCACTTACTGCAACTGTTCCATCTTCGTTACGTTTAAAGTTAAATAGTTGTTGAATTTCATTCATTAGTTGTTCACCTCTTCTTTGATTTCTAATAATTTTGCAATACGTTTCTTTTGTTCGAATGCGTCTCTGCGTCCGCGTAAGATGTCTGATAAGTAAGCACTTGAAATTCCTAACATGTCTGCTAGTTGCTTATTCGTGATGTTACGTTTAAGTAATTCCATTCTTACTTTCATGCCGAATTCTGTTGTTGCCATAATCACACCTCCAATAACTTTTTATCTAAGCTAATAAATTAATCCTTGAATACAAATAACTTTTGTGCTAATATTTAAGCATAGCTAAACAAACCTATAACACTAAATATAGGCGCTGTTAATTCAGTCTCTATATCTCGTTCCCCAACGAAATTTGTTATTTGTTTTACGGCTAAATTTAAAGCTTAAATACAGTATAATAACTTATTTGCTATTTGTCAAACAGAAATAACAAATAAGTTAACTGTGATAGGAGAATTTTTATGAATTTAGTACAAAGAATAAGAAATTTGTGCAATTCTGAAGGGATAACTTTTGCCGAACTTGAAAGGAATTTAGGGTTTTCTAATGGTCAAATTAGGAGATGGCAAACAGCAAAACCTGGAGTCGATAAAGTTCAAAAAATTGCCGACTACTTCGACGTATCTGTTGACTATTTATTAGGTAGAGAAAAAGATGAATATGCTGGAGAGCAAGAAGATGAAGAAATTCGTATTATGCATCGTGGTGTGAAAAATATGAGTAAAGAAGATAGAGAAAAAGCATTAAAAATGTTTGAAACTTTCTTCGATAATTGGGATGAATACACTAAAGACAAATAAAGGGGATTTTATTTTGCAGTTTGTATATCAAAATTCGTTTTTAAAAGCAGCACGTGCTGTTAATGCTTTAATAGAAACTAACTATATTGATGAATTCCCTTTACCTATTAAAGAAATTATTGAAAATGATAGTAATGTGGAATTATTTACGTTCAAAGAATTTTGTAATATGACAGGTTATACATTAAAAGAATTACTAACCTATGGTGGTTCTGATGAGGCTTTTCATATTAAAAAAGGAAATAAGTTTGCGATCATATACAACGAAAATGTATATGACAGAAGATTACGTTTTACTCTAGCTCATGAATATGGACATTACATTATGGAACACGATGGTATGAGCTACAAGAGAACGCCTATATTCCAAGATGCTCAACGTACTCATTTAGAGGAATATGAAGCTAACTCATTTGCTTCATGCCTCCTATTCCCTCTTAATGTAAGATACAAATATCGTAATGTATTGAATGTTGCTGATGCAGCTGACCTATTTAAAATTAGTTATCAAGCTGCAAAAGTCGCGTTAGATATTTTTGACGAACACATGGATAGTGGTTTAGAAGATTACATATCTATATTTGAACATAGGCACATGGAAACTTATATGTCATTTCTAGATGAAATGTTAGGAGAACAGTTGGCAGAATATAATCACATAATGAGAACAGAATATGGATTTTAGGAGGAATTAAATATGACTAAAGATATTTATGAAGAATTCGAACCTAAGCACTCTGATGAATATGTAAAAGTGCCAGTATATACAGCTGAGCAACTCTCTTATCGCATTAAAAACGGATTGCCTATCACAGACAAAGAGCATGAAAAGTATTATAACGATAAAGAAAGCCGTTGAGGGTTTTTGAGGTGAGGAAGATTGGAGGAATAAAATTTGAAAAAGAATAAGTATAAAATCGACAAAACATTTTTGATTATGGCTATAATGGCTTTACCTTTAGTTATCATAATGCCTATATTTCTTTCTATACCTTTAGTATTATTGGTGTTTAGTATTAAAAAGCGTAAGGATGAAAGGTAATGCCAAAGTGCAGATATAACAAATTGGAGGTTGAGGGAATAAAAAACGCCTACGATGTAGACGTTGCAGGGAGGTGAGGTTTTGACTAGAAACGAATCAAATAATAGCGAGATCAGGAACGATGAATCAGGAAGCCTAACTAAGCTTACACTTGAACAAATTCAAAAAATAATAGAAGAATCTAAGAAGAAGTAGTGTAAATCTCTTTATCAATGTATAGATATTCTAATTTGACTTGGTTTTCAAAATCTAAATATGAATCCTTGTATTCAGAGAGTTTTTGGAAGTTTTCGTATTTATCGTTAAATCGAGTATCAAGTAATATATTTCGATTGCTCTTTCTTGAATAGTTATCAAGAAAACCTCTTTCGATTATATTGTCTTCGAAATCTTTTACAGTAATAAACATCCTATATTTACTATCTTCGTATTTTAATAAATGTATAGGTAAAGTTTCAGTTCTGTTTAAACCAATATTTTCGCGATTGTGATTATTAAATATATTGTAAAATTTCACAACATTTGGATACACAAATTCTGTTAAAGCAATAGTTAACAATAAGCTGACTATCAGTGATAATAATATTTTAGTGAAAGTCAAATTTTGAAATAATTCATTCACATTATTAATACCTGAAAACAAACTAAGAATTAATATAAATATGAAAACAGACACGATTGAAAAGAAGATAAGAATAACTTTTTTGTTATCACTATTGAAAAACACTAAATTTTTATTTGATAAAGAATAGTAAGTATAAAAACCAGGTATGCCCGTCGTGATTAGTAATAGTAAAGTTTGCAAAATACCACCTACTTTTTCTTCAATTATAACATGTATTTATCAATATGTTTATTTTTTAATAGTAATAAACTATGAATCACAGGTAACTCACACGTATCCATTGCCAAAAATTGAATAAGGTGCTACTATACTAATATATAAGGGAGATTCCCTAAACATTATTGATATTCGCTATTCATTTATGAATAGTAAACCTTTAATCTTATAATTATAAGTGGCACCTATTTTATATAGGTGTCTTTTTTATGCAATTAACCGGGTACCTCCCACGTACCCTTATTATTTTTTTACTTTCTTGAGGAGTTGATAAATATGGCATCTTTCACTGTCACAAAACGTAAAAATAAAACTTCTACATCATGGCAATATGATGTGAAACACCCCTCTTTCAAGTCGGGCAAAAAGCGTAAGTCGGGATTTAAAACGAAAGCAGAGGCAACCAATGCTGCGCAACAATTGATTAATGAGTTAGATAACGGATTTAATTTAGAGGATAACAAGAAGTTTACTGATTACTATTGGGATTGGATAGAAATTAAAAATAAACGTAATTTATCTAAGCGCCAGTTTTATTGGTACGAAAGAGCGATTAGTTTGTTTAGCGAACACTTTGGCGAAGATATGCTTATTAAGCACATTACACGTTCTGAATACCAAAAGTTTTTAAATAAATACGGTCATGATCGTTCAGATGAAACAGTACGTAAAGTACATGGTTGTCTATCACGTTGCATTAAAGATGCATTGTACGACGGTTATCTAAAAAAAGACCCCACTTATAACGTAGATGTTAAAGGGACTAAACAAGCCAAAAAAGAAGATGCTAAATTTATGACTATTAAACAATATTTAGAAATGATTGAGTATTTTAAATCACGTGATGAAATGAGCTATATATTCTTATATATTCTAGCTATAACTGGCGCAAGATTTAGTGATGTTATAAACATGACCGAATTAGACTTGAATGAAAAAGATGGGATTATTCATTTGAGAGGGACTAAAACAGCTAATGCGGATAGATTTGTGGAAGTTACAACTAAAGATGTTAAACACATTAAAAGTAAATTGTCGAAATTACCACGTAGAATTGATGGCAAATTATTTCAAATTAGTCACAATGCTGTAGCTAAATCTTTTAATCATGCTAAATCGCATATTGGATTAGACGATAAATCAATAACACCATATGCCCTGCGTCACACGCACACATCTTATTTACTTTCAAAAGGTATACCTATCGAATATATAAGCAAGCGTTTAGGTCATTACAATATATCAATCACACTTGATACCTATTCACATTTACTTGATGAACATAAAAAAGAGCAAGGTCAACGTGTCAGAGAATTATTCTATTGACACATATTTGACACTTGCTACTCTGAAACCCCGTCATATCAAGGGTTTAGTACGGAAACGGAGGGATTCGAACCCTCGCGCCGCTCTCGCGACCTACACCCTTAGCAGGGGCGCCTCTTCAGCCAACTTGAGTACGTTTCCTAATGGCTCCACAGGTAGGACTCGAACCTACGACCGATCGGTTAACAGCCGATAGCTCTACCACTGAGCTACTGTGGATTCATATTATTTTTTTGTAAGCACAGATACTATTATATCAATTCGGTTGAAGAAATCAAGAGCTAAAATTAAAAAAGTTAACGGAATATTTACACTATAGGAGCTGAAATTCCGCCAACTTTACGTTTTGCACAATGTAATCGCACTATTTCCCTATTCCAATGCATAAAGTTCATTTAAACCTATCGTTAACCGGTCTGTTTGGCGTTTATTAGCAATTGTAAGTTCATTATTCAATGTATTGATTGAAGTAATATATCCCTCTATCGTATGAATATAGCCCGAACGCCAATAACTGATTTTAGCACTTTCATTTTTAGAAATTTTAAAATGCAACATATGATTGATTTCGATGATTTGGTCTTCACTCAAGTCAGGACGGTCAATTTTGAGTTGATTCGCTTCAAACTGTTTAATTCTTTCGAACTGTTCTGGAAGCGTCGCAAAAGGTTATATATATGTTGAAGAATATAGACTATTTTGTTTAAAATGAATCATATTTTAAGAAAAAATGAACAAAGTAAAAATATTAAATAGTCTTTTTTTATTACGTGTAATAAGTTTAATATGTATGATGTAAAAAGAATTTGAATAGTGTATACTTATACTATTAAAATTAGAAATGAGATTATTATGAAAATAGTAGAAGTAAAATCTAAGAATGGTACCAATTTTATGATTTTAGATGGTAATAATGAACCTATAGTAGATGCAGTAAGATATTTGAAGTATCTGGATAGTGTTAAGAAAAGTTTAAATACCAAGAAAACCTATGCCTATGCACTAAAAAATTTTTTTGTTTACTTAGAAAGTAAAAAGATATGCTATAAAGAAGTTAGTTTTGATAACTTTGTTGATTTTATAAGATGGATGAAAACACCTTTTGAATATGAGAATGTCCTCTCTTATCACCGAAAAGAAAAAAGCATTAGTCCTAAGACAATTAATCTGACTATGACTGTAGTATCTAATTTTTATGATTATCTCTATAGGAGTAAAAAATTAGATGTTAATTTCTATGATTTTATGCATATGGAAAGTAAATACTCTAAAAAATATAAAAGTTTCATGCATCACATAAATAAGGACTATAGAACGTTGAAAAATATTTTGAAAGTTAAAGAACCAAAGAAAAAAATAGAAGTGTTAACTAATGCGGAGGTTAAGAAATTATTAGAGGAAGCTAATAATATTAGAGATAAATTCTTAATACAATTACTATATGAAACCGGATTACGTATAGGTGAGGTATTATCATTACGTATTGATGATATTAAATTTGACTTTAGAAAAGGCCATCAAATAGTTTTGAAAAATAGATTTAATGATAATGGTACTTATTTGAAAACTGGGGAAAGAAAAATATTTATTTCCCAATCGTTAATTGATTTATACGATGATTATGTCTACGAAATAATTGACGAACTTTCAATATGTTCTGATTATCTTTTTGTAAAAATAAAGGGGAGAAATGTAGGAGAAGCTATGAATTATAGTGATATATATTCATTATTTAAAAGGCTAAAACATAAAACATCTATAAATGTTCATCCTCATTTATTTCGCCATACACATGCAACTGTTTTTTATAATGAAACTAAGGATATAAAACAAGTTCAAGAAAGACTTGGTCATAGTAATATACAAACGACTATTAATTTATATGTTCATCCCACTGAAGAAGATATACGTGAAGATTGGAATAAAGTAAAGCATCAATTTCAAGTTTTTAATAAAGGGGAATGACTATGTCAATACCAATTAATTTACCTACAAACAGTACTATGATTAATGAATTATGTACATTACAAAGTAGAACCATCAATATAAAAGGAGAGGTTTTAATAACTGAAATATATGATGATTACTTTTTTAAAAATGATGAGTGGCACATTACAGCTTTTAACAAATTCAAGCAATTTCAAGATAGTATCAAGAACTATAGAGACAAAAGTAAAAATGTTTTCTTTAGGATTAAAAGTAAAAATTTGAATTTAGAATTTAAATACCTTTTTTTGAAACTGATAGTTAAAGAGGATTGGTCCTTATCTAATTTATTTAATACTGGAGCAGTAAAGCTTAATAAGATTGCTAAGTTCTTTAATGAAGTTTATCCAAATTTAAATTCTTTACTTGATTGTGATATAAATACATTAGAAAAGCACTGGTTTAATTGGCTGACTGAAAATAATATACCAATAAAAAGAAGATCATCAACAATAGTTTTTGGTGATTATGAATACAAAAGCGGACTGGCTTCTTTTTTAAAGAATATGTACATTAATCTAATTAAGTTCATTGATAAGCGAGAAGAATGGGAAAAAGATAAATGGGATATTAGAAATTTAGAAAAATATGGATTGAGTTATAATAAAACACTAACTGGCAATTATTTAAACTTTGAAAAAATTGAGTCAATTAAAATGCGAGAATTAGCAAAAAAATATTTAAAAAATCGTTTGATAACTGGTGATATAGCATTTGCTACAGCAAGGTTTTATATAAGAGTTTTAACTAGGTTTTTTCAAAATATATCTAAAAATAAAGAAACAAGGAATAGTTTAAATGAACTAGATAGATGTCATATCGAAGCATATATAGAATTTTTGTTTGAATATGCAGCTAATAAACATTTGCAAAGTACTAAGAATTTTGTGAGAGAAGAATTAAAAACAATTAGAAGGTTCTTAAACGATATTATAACTCAAAACTATGCTATAGCACCGTACCAAGATATACGATTTTTAATTTATCCTCAAGACTTACCTAAACACGAAAAGAAAAATAGTAGCCAAATTGATTATATCCCAGATTTTGTATTGGAACAGCTTTTTGAGCATATAAATGATTTGCATAAAGATTTAATACCTGTAGTTTGGATAGCTTTTAAAACAGGATTAAGAATTTCTGATGTATTGACATTACAAAATAATTGCCTTGCAAAAGTTAATGGAAAGTATTCAATAATCACAGATATTGCTAAAACTTTTGTTAAAGGACATAGAATACCAATTGATAATAAATTAGCTGATATAATAGCAGTTTTAATAGCCGATTCTAAAAGTAAAAGTACAAAAGATAATAATCCTAATAATTATATTTTTGCTATTTATAAAGGAAAAAGAAAGGGAATGCCCTTTACACAACATATGGTCAGAGCACACTTAAATCATTTATCAAAGACTAAAAATATTATTGATGAACAAGGAGAAATCTTCCATTTCAAAACTCATCAATTTAGACATACCTATGCAGTAAAATTGTTAAATGGTGGAGCAGATATATTAACGATACAAGAATTATTAGCACACTCCTCACCAGAAATGACTCTAAGATATGCTAAGTTACTTGATGATACAAAGAGAAAGGCTTTTGAATCAGTTATTGATCAAGGAGCTTTTAGTTTTGATGTTGACGGTAAAATTAAAAATATACAGCATAGTAGTGAACTATCTGAAAAAGCATTGAATTCTTTATGGCAAGAACATAAATTAAACGCAATGGACAATCCTTATGGCACTTGTCATGCTAGATTGAGTGGTGATTGTCCATACATGGAAGCTCCGCCATGCCTGACTTGTAATTCTGGGAAACCATGTAAGGATTTAGCTATTGGATTTTCTGATTTAGATGTTGAAAAATATGAATTACATATCAAATCAACGGTCAAATCTATAGAATTAGCTAAAAATAATAATAGACAAGATATGGTTGAAAAGCATATAAATATATTAAATAAATATGAAGAAATACTAGGTAATATAAAAGATGGAAACATTATATTCGGGAGAAGTAATAGAATAAAAGTATAG